GTAAATCCCAGGATTTTATTTTTTAGAAAGTTACAAACTTCTCATTCGGCCGTAGCTGTTTCTTGGCGGCTTCATACTTACGAACCTGCCAGATCGCTTCGTCGGCAGTCAGGTACTTTCGAGTCAGTCTGCCTTCTTTAAATTCCCGCTCGGCCTTAAACGTGTAAGTCCCAGTCTGTCTGTCGAGGGTGAGGTAAGGACTTTTAACTTTTACTTCCGTAGTGATTTCCATTGTGTTCCTCCTTTTTGGAAAGGGCATTATAACATTGCTAAAATCGCATACGGTATTAGACCAATATCATATTGGTATGGGACTAATACCAAATTAGTTTAACTTTAATGGTTGCGTTTATCGCATACATGCTGTATCATGTTAGATAAGTTGGAAGCCCCAACTTAATGATGTTTAACAATTAACTATGGGAATATTTATCATGTTGAAAAAACGTGACAACCAAGCGTTAGCTCGGTGGTTCAGTCTGCCTGTTTTAGATAAGGCGTTTAAACCAAAAAAAACCAAGCGAAAGTACGACCCTTACTACGGTAAAGCCAAACGGCTCGCTAAAAAGTTGGGGATTGAAATCATCATTGATGATCTTGGTAACGACCGGGGGTACTGGATTGAGTACGAAGGTTGGGACGATGAAAAGTTCTGTCTTGGATGGGATGAGGTCTACGACAAGTTGCGTGAGATTGAAAGAGAGTTAAGTGTTTAATCAACCGCCGCCCTTCGGGGCGGCACTTCTAATAGGGGATGAGTAATGAAAGTAACAAGACTAAAAAGAGGTTATCGCATCAACTTGAGCGATACCGAAATGAGTGTTTTAAGATCAGTCTTTGGTGAGGGTTCAGGTTCAACCATGATTGAAGATCCTGACGATTACCCTTGGACTCCGGCAGAAAAAGCAGTTGCTAGAAAAATTCCTTTTATGGCTGGTGAACAGTGGCTCTATGTTACTGAAGACAGGAGGGGGAAATGAGCATTAGAACCATCAAAGTAAATAAAAGGATAGCCGCAGGCTTGGAATGGGTCTTAGGCGAAGGGTCTGTTTATATAGGCGACGATTTTATCGAAGGACGCAATGGTTTCGATTGGACTGAAGATCAAGTCACTGAGTTGAGTCATGCAATAAACGAAATCAGTAATTGTCTGCTTCATGAGAAGCACTTCAAAGTGACGATTAGTAAAAAATAATCAGAGCCGCCTTCGGGCGGCTTTTTTATTGTATGTTCGCATAGATTCGCATATAATCGCAGATAAGGAGGGGCCTATGGATACACAACGTTGGAAAAGTGTGCTTGTTCCCCGTGACGTATACGAGGAAATTAAGGATCTTGCTCAGAAAGATGGCAGAACTATCTCCGGACAACTGCGCCTGATCTTTGAAACGTACATCGAGCAGGGCTTCGACAAGCAACATCGGTATGGAAACAAGAAAGATCCCCGTCGGATAAACGTCTATGACTAGCGCAACACTGTTCGACAATCCACTGGACGCAATGGAAGAACTGGACTTCCTAGTCCGCGAATCACGGCTCACGCACCGCATGTTCAAAAATAAAAATAACAAGTATTATGTTCTGGATACTTCGTATCGCCCAAAGAGATCCATGCTAGTAGCGGAGTTAAATTGTAGAAATGTGGAAGGCAATAGCGCAATCAATGCACGTCGTGGCGAAAAAGTTCGGCAGTCTAAAATTGGTAAAAAAGAAAAAACTACCTGTGGCTTATACCAACACACCGCGCCGTCTAGGGGCAAAAAGCGTGATCGCTCTTAAACGTTGGTACTTGGGTTACTTGAATGCCAAGGCCAAACGCCTATATAAAAAAGCGAAGAAGGTTGAAGATCGAGCGATATGGTTAGATATAACCCTTCGCGGTAGAGACAGTGTCTGACCTTGTTCATGACCTAGCATACAAAGCGGGTATCGTCCGCGATGAAGATTTCACACTCTGCATGGAGGGTATTGGAGGGCGCGGCTACCTTGCAAACCGAGAGGAGCTTGGTGAATTTGCAAGGCTAGTCGGTGAACTTGCCCGAGAAAATGAAAGAAAAAGGTTGCAATCATCTGATAAGTCATTATCATGACTCTCGACATACAACTATTCCCGTAGTTGACTCTGAAAATCCCCGTGGCGTCGCCCCTATGACCCTCGGGGATTTTTTTATGTGTAGAGGTTGACAAGTATGCGATAAGCGCATACTTTAATGTTTCGGTCAACAAACGGGATTTTAGTCATGATTAAACGAATGAAAGCTATCCATACTGAAATAATAGACCACGTCGATTACCGACATTGGTTAGAAAAATCTTATGAAGTTTATTACGAAGCAGACGAAGAGACCGGAGCCGTTCTTGAGATCACTGAGATCACTGAACTGCCACGTCAGACTTATGATGAAGTCAAGTATGACTCACTGCTTTGGCAACACCTTGTTAAGACTTTTGAGCCCGATGGTTTTGAAGAAGAACAGGAGGACGAGATATGAGCAATTATCCAACACACGACGCGATTAGCGAAGCGTCGATAAACTTAACGTCTTTTCACAAAGCGTTTGGTAAACGTTCTAGATCAGAGGCAGTAGCGGCGGCTATTAAACTTTATGACACAGATGTACTGAACCTGAAGGAGCAGGGGGACAAAAAGGCTATTAAGAAGATGTGTAAAAACTTTGAAGGACGAGAAAAATTTCTCCTCAGAGAAACACATAACATTTTTCAAAACGCAACCAAGATAAACATTGGGCAAAGCTTGATTGAACACGCTATAGAGGCCTGTGAGATGCCGCCAAAAGATTTATTGAATGCGTTCATGACAGGCATTCCCGCATTTAATTCGATGTGGATTGAATGGGATCCGGGGTTTAGTAGAGAGATGACGGGAGTACGATTTGGTTATTTAATACAGAAGGTTGGTTGGGAAAATTATAACCAGTTTGAAGCTGAACAAGCCAGTCCAAAAGAAAGGGCTAAAAGGGTACGCGAAAGAACCATTAATCCAGAATGGTATCCCGATTACCGCCTCACCCCACGGATGGGTTTTGAAAATAATTGGTTTGAGCTTCATAAATTTATTCACCGTCCTGAGTCAAACGAGCAAACACTTATAGCACCCAAATGTGGAGCTTTGTTTTCCTATGGTGAGGAGGAAAGAGAGCTTAATGAAAGACTGCTAATCGACTTTCGTACCGGAAAACCCATGTCGAGGGAGGACTACCAAAAGCACTCTACAGAAAAGAGAGGTATAGAAATATTAACACAAGAATATGTTGATTATTACTCGAATAAAAAAGCTCAAAAGGCTTTCTTGAACGGGCTGTTTTTACGATTTGGCTTTTGTCAGCATTTGTTTGCTCCACTTACAAAAGATCGATATGCCAGTAACTGGCAAGCAGATTACATAAATTTTATAAACAACGGAACTCCTTCTTCGGAATGGCTTGATGGACATTCGTGGGCCATGGACTTACGTTTCGTAATTGCGGTTCTTGGTCTATTGAACTATCAACGTGAAGTAGAGCGCGACATAGAGATCGTGGACAACGACGATATCGAAAAGCATTTGGTATTGCACGAGCCCATCAACGAGGTAAAGGTTGTCGAGATCAACCTACCCAAAGATGCGGGGGTCAAGCTGTATGGAAAGATATTCAAACAGTGCATAACCCGTCAGCGTAAACACTTGAGACGTGGTCACTGGCGAACAATTCACTATAAAAGCGGGTTAATCAAGCGTAAATGGGTTCAACCATACTGGGCAGGTGATGCCAAGTTGGGAACAATTATTCACGACTATCATCTTGTAAATAAAAAAGCAGGTTAGGAGGAAAAACAGCCCGCGGTGTAACCGTTACAGATTGCGTAACAAAGGATCAGGCTCCGTAGGCCACGGCTCACGGGGCTTTTCTTTTTTGGGTTACAAAAAACGCACGTTACTTATATAGCAGGAAAATTAGAAAAAATATTTTTACGAAAAACACCCGTAACCGGTGTAACCGTGTAACCAAATCGCTCTATACTATATGTATCAATACTTTCAGCAGTTACATAAACCGTTACACCATGTAACCATAAATATGTAACCAAGAAATCAAAGAATCAAAAGTGCGTTAGCGGGGGGTCTTGGTCAAAAAAATATTTTTTGAATTTTGCTCTATATAAGAAAAGGGACTATATTTTATCTCCGATACTGCTTTTAACTGTCGGAGACTTGAATGCCTAGAACTAAACGAAATGCCGTTGCAGATAAAGACAAGCTAAATAAGCTAAGAAGTAAAAAACTTACGCGCCGTCAGGAGCTATTTGTTAAGGAGCTTGTTAGCAACGACGGCCAGATAACCATGAGAGAAGCCGCTATCAACGCGGGATTTCCGCCCTCAAGCGCACATACCAGAGCGTATGAAATGACAAACCCTTTGATCTGTCCGCATATTGTGGCGGCAATCAAAGCATATCGAGATGAACTGGACGCCAAATATGGCATTACTTATCAGCGTCATGTTCGGGATCTACAAAACATTCGGGACTTAGCTATTCAGAACGGGGCTTATTCTGCCGCAGTTCAAGCGGAGTATCGTCGAGGTCAAGCTCAAGGAGACATCTACGTCAGTAAATCTGAAATACGACATGGCTCGATTGACCAAATGAGTAAAGAAGAAGTTATGAAAGCCTTAGACGAATTAAGAGATACCTATGAGTCAAACATCATCGACGTTACTCCCATGGGAGGAAGCGACCAAGAAGAAGACCAACACGACGGAGAGCAACTTTTACAGACAAATTCGGGACGGGGCGAAGAAGCTTGACCGCAAGTTAATATTGACTCGATTAGAGACTTGGTTGACCGCAGGCATACCCGATCTCTTAGTTTGTGATGACCAAGGAGCACTACATCTGATCGAGTTAAAGGTGACTAAAGGGAACACTGTCGATCTGCGGCCGCACCAAGTGGCCTTTCTTAATATTCATAGCCATGCTTCAACTTGGGTGCTTGTTAAAAGACAGCCCCGTACATCTGAACCGGAAATACTTCTGTATCGCGGATACGACGCTCTCGATCTGAAAATGGAAGGCATATCTAAAGTCGAGCCAGTAATTCGTTTGACTGAGCCGTTTGACTGGAAATCACTTTGGGACTTGATTTGTTCGCATTAGTCGCATACTATGCAAGTTGGCTAACAACTACGGGAGGAATCGGCCATGATTAAATTAAAAAAAGGCTTGCAACGGCAGGAATTAATAGAAGCGTTAATGAAGTTCGCAGAACAAACAGGCAATGATTGGTATGAATGGGAAGAGTCAAACCTTGTCAATACTGACGTTCAATTGTGCGTCGTTTTTACAGTCGAACAGGAGGACGAGCTATGACAGATCAAACAGCGTACAACCACATGTACGACATCGCCTTCACCATCATTTCTTATCAAGAAGACGGCCGGGATATTACTCCGGCTCAAGTTCGGTTGGCTGTTGTTGAACGAATCGCATTGCTGACTGACCATGAAATTTTTGAAGCCATCGGTTGGTGCGACACTTATGCAGTGGAGGAATCTGATGCAAATACATGAAAGCTTATTGAATCGTTATGTGACGTGTAATGACTGGACGGTTTATCTCGATGAACGGGGTATGCCGATTGGTTTTGAACACGCCACATTAGGCGATGAAGGGGGGAGCGGCGGTCTGTGGTTTGACGGCGTCGTTCTGGTTGACTATGACGGCGTCTTTGAACTGCCCGAGGGCGTTACTAATACTTGTAAAAAATTGGGCTTTAACATGAGCTACGTTGAGGGGGATTGATGTTTTTATTGAATTGGATTGCCAAATTAATTTACGGCGAAGAAGCCGTTGATAAAGCAATGAAGAAACCAATTAAGCGGCGACGCCGTCGCTGACCATCGAGCCCCGCCAGTCGGGGCTTTTTTATGAGCAACCCCAAATAACTTTTTAAAAAATTAACTTGACAACCCAAATCAGGTATGCGATAATGACCACATGACTTGGAAATCTAAGTCATCCTTGGGAAGCCCCCAAGGTAGATGTTTAACAATCAACTACGGGAGGATTCGCCATGAGTGAATCAACGCCTTTTAAACAGCCTAATGGTCATTACTTCTTAGCTATCAACCTTTCTGGAAGCAGGTGGGCAAAAGCGCAAGACCCTATAACCGCAATTAAAGACGCGGCCGGTAGCCAACTTAATCAGGCAGTAGCCTGCGTTTACGGGAAGGGAGTCGAATGCACTGGATTAGGGGGTTTTGATTGGGACATCGATACCCCGCCACTACCGGTGGGAATGTTTATAGCTTCCGCCCGAAGCATAAGACCTATAAAGGCTAATGAGAAAGCATATCCAAAGAACACGCAATCTTGCGAGGATTGGATAGCATATCAAAACAGGGTGTTTACCGAGGCGTAAAACCGAGGCCGGTTGGGGCAACTTAACCGGCCTTTTTATTTTCTAAAAAATTACTTGCATTGTGTTGCGTTTTATCGGATTATTACCAGTGAGCAATTTCGCTCAGTCATAACTACGGGAGAAACGATTATGACGACTTATCAAACCAACGCCTTTGCACATGGCATCGGCAACTCTGCTGTTTCATCTAACTGGTTTAACCGCCCTGATGATGAGCGGTTCCTTTCACTGGATGATATGTTGGCTCACAAGAAGCTTGACGCCGGTCAGATGAAGTCTCGCATCGTCGATACTCATAAGATGAATATCGTCGGGACTGTTGATGCCGACAATCCATCGAGGGGTGACGTCTTTATCGAGTACCGTGATGAGAACGGGATCGAGGGCGAGAACATGCCTACTAACTGGTCATTTGGTCAGCTATCTCAGTTGGCAGGAGCGCCGGCCGGTTACCTCAAAGACTTACCCGCTCCGATGGTTGCTGACTGTTTGCAGTGGGGTTTGCAACATAACCGATCTCGCGATTTGGTTAAGGTGTATAGCCGAGGCGATTCAGGTGAACTGCGAGCCGCAACGGGTGCTGACTACGGCCGGATCTACGATCATGAGATCCTAAAGCCTATCAAAGATCTGGTTGACGCCAGTGAGGGACGTTGGAAAGTCCCCGGTATGATGGTTAGCCGAGCCGAGAATGGCATGGCGGTTTATGATCCGCATGTGCCGGTCACCAAAGATACGACGACACTGTTCGCCAGTGATCGAGACATCTTTGTTTTTCTGGTTGATGACCTCAATCCAATTGAGGTTGGTAAACTGCCAAACGGCGAGCCTGATCTAATGTTCCGAGGCTTCTATGCGTGGAACTCCGAGACCGGTAGCAAGACGGCCGGCGTCGCGGCGATGTACCTTCGCGGCGTTTGTATGAATCGTAATTTGTGGGGCGTTGAAAACTTCCACGAAATCAAGATTCGTCATACCAAGTTCGCGCCAGATCGGTTCGCTATCGAGGCCCGTCCCGCATTGCAATCGTTTGCCACTGGTGCGACGGCTACATTTGTCGAGGGTGTCCAGAAAGCCAAGTCGGCTAACGTCGCCAAGACTGACGATGATCGGTTGGACTTCTTAACCAAACGTGCGGGGCTTTCTCAGCGCATGGCTAAGGCCGCTATGCAACGCCACGAGAAAGAGGAAGGCCGGCCGGTTGAATCAGTCTGGGACGCGGCTCAAGCGATCACTGCTATCGCTCGGGACATTCCGCACCAAGATAACCGGATCGACATCGAACGCCGTGCGGGTAAATTGTTGGATAAAGTCGCCGCGTAATCATTGCGACTAATACAAGCCGGCCGGAGTGATCCTGCCGGCTTTTTTTATTGCATTGCGTATTGCTTTTATCGCATACTAAACACTGGCCAATGACGGCCTTAACTACGGGAGTATTTAACATGACTGATTTAAACCAAAACACTGAGACCAACGTGGATAACGTGGATAACGTTGAGCCGATGAAGGCCGAGTTCACGCCGGACGATCTACGCGTTGAACTGGATAAACTCACGAACAAACTGCGAGTGTCTGAGATCGAGGTTGAACGGGAGCGGAAACGTGCCGACGATTACCTCGAAAAAAATCAGAAGGTCACGGCGGGTATATTTGCATTGATTGAACCCGAAATACTGTCGGCTTTTACGTCGATGCTGGAAGAAGCGATGGACGACGCGTTTACCAGTTCACGCTCTTTTGAGAGCGCCGTCGAGGATGTTGTCAGAAACACCGTTGATGATATGGATTTTCTTGACGACGACGCCATAAATGATCGGATCACTGAGGCTATCTCGGATAGCCAGTTTGATACGGCGGTTCGGGACGTGGTGCGCGAGATGATAAACGACGGCGACATTCGGTTAACGTTTGATAGCGTTTAATTAATCTAGAAACTTAAGGCCGGCCGGAGCGATCCCGCCGGCCTTTTTATTGCGTTTCTCGCATAACCTCTTATATACTCACGACTGGCCAACAACGGCCGGCAACTTATAGGGAATAGAAACCATGAGAAAAGTTACTAGAAACATTGTTGAAGCTTGGGCGCGGGGCGACAGTCTGACCAGTGGCAATACGTCCACTAACGGCTTCGAGATTTACCTGCACGGTAACGAGATAGCCTGCAAGTGTGAGGGGGACATAATAGCGTTAACTCTGGCAGGTTGGCCCACTGTGACCACACGGGAGCGGCTTAACGGCGTTTTGAACTTCTACGGGATCGGGTACAGGTTCGCCCAACGCAATTTCGAGCCAGTGTTAATTATCGGCCGTGACGTCGTCGAGATCGGCGAGTTTGAGCGGGTGTATTTCGACATCGTCACTCAACGCCTAACCGATGCTCCAGTGGTGACAGTATGAGCGCGGTTAACTTGACGCCAACGTGGGTTAGTGCGGTTCGTATCTACTGCGAGGTTTTGCAGAATCCCGATGCGGGCGACATTGCGAAACGCGACGCCGTGGACGATTTAGTGCGACTGGCGAGATACGTAGACGCGCACCAATCCGCTATGCTTACCCGCGACGACTAACCAGCCCCAACCAATCGAGCCGGCCCTGTGCCGGCTTTTTTTCGCCGGTAGATAATCAAGCCGCGAGCCGTCGAACGGACTCCCTGCGAAACGTATGGCGATCCCTGCACCGCGAATAACTGGCCAGTGGTTAGCGCACCGGATCGGAGCGGATCGGGGATCGTGGCGCGTGGTTGTATGTTTCTTGTACGTCAAAATTTAACGTACACCGAGCGCACCGGATCGGGGATCGTGGCCAGCGGATCGGGGCGCGTGACCGGCAGTTACCAAGGCAACGAATCTATGCGCGTTTTTCTGTGGATAAAACTAGTTGCAGCGATGCGGACCTGGGGTTGCGTTTTTCCCATACTTTCAACCACTTAACCTTGTGGATAAAATCGAAAGTTATCCACAGGTCAAGTCTGGCCGTCTGTGGATAATCGTGGGCCGTGGTCCGTGGTTTCGGGTCCCCCTGCCAATCGAGGCTAAACCGGAAAAATTGGCAGATCGAGCGCGATCCGGCGGCCTAGGACGGGCGGTCGCGGCACGGCTACAAGGGCCATGTTTTTCACAAATATTCACCAGAAAAATGATATAGTCGCTAACTACCGTATATTTACTTATAAAATCGCATACGTTAGGGTCCCCCGATATGGATTCACAACACCTAGAATTGCTCTCTGATAAGGAACTCAAGTTGCGTCTGCGACTTGCTCAATTAGAGAAGACTGAAAAGTGCCAAAATAATTTTTTGTCGTTTGTCAGGCATGTCTGGCCCGAGTTCATTGCAGGGCGGCATCATAAAATTATTGCTGAAAAACTAGAGCGCGTTGCTAGGGGCGAACTCAAGCGTCTGATAATCAACATGGCACCGCGGCACACGAAGTCTGAGTTTGCGTCTTATCTTTTCCCTGCGTGGTTCATGGGCCGTAATCCGAGCAAGAAGATCATTCAGGCGACGCACACGACAGAGCTTGCTGTGAATTTTGGCCGTAAGACCAAGAACCTGATTGAGTCGGATGATTATCAGGATATTTTTTCAGAGGTTAAGTTGGCCGCTGATTCCAAGGCATCCGGCCGATGGGATACGAATAAGGGTGGTATGTACTATGCGGTGGGTGTGGGCTCGAACCTCGCGGGCCGCGGTGGTGATTTGATTATTATTGACGACCCGCATTCGGAGCAGACGGCGATGTCGAACTCTGGATTTGATGACGCGTGGGACTGGTATACTGGTGGACCTCGTCAGCGTTTACAGCCCGGAGGCAGTATTGTTCTGGTTCAGACCCGGTGGTCTGAGAAGGATATGACGGGTCAGTTACTACGAGCGATGGCCAAGGATCCCCTTGCTGACCAGTGGGAGATTGTAGAGCTACCGGCTATTTTTAATTCTGGTGAAGAAGAGGAAGAGCCGTGCTGGCCTGAGTTCTGGTCTTTAGATGATCTGACAAGGGTCCGTGCATCTATACCTGTCAGCAAGTGGAACGCTCAGTATCAGCAGAATCCGACGGGTGAAGAAAGCGCGATTATCAAGCGGGAATGGTGGAACGTTTGGCAGAAAGAAACCGTACCCCAATTACAGTTTGTGATTCAGAGCTATGATACGGCGTTTTCAAAGCGTGAGACGGCGGACTACTCGGCCATCACGACGTGGGGCGTCTTTTATCCCGAAGAAGGAGGAGCCCCAAACCTCATCTTACTCGACTCTAAAAAAGGACGATGGGACTTTCCAGAACTCAAAAACATAGCGTTTGAGGAGTATAACTTTTGGGACCCCGACACCGTCATCGTGGAGGCTAAGGCATCTGGTATGCCGTTGACGCACGAGATGAGACAGACTGGGATTCCTGTGGTTAACTTCACGCCTTCTAAGGGTAACGATAAAGTTTCGCGGGTACATGCTGTGACGCCTTTGTTTGAGGCGGGGATGGTTTGGGCCCCCGACGAACCTTGGGCCGAGGAACTTGTTGAGGAGGTCGCGGCCTTTCCAAATGGTGAGCATGATGATTTGGTGGATTCCATGACGCAGGCGTTAATGCGTTATCGTCAGGGTAATTTTGTGCAGTTACCCACGGATGATTGGGAAGATACGGATCAATCTGCTAAAGTTGTTGCGTACTATTGACATTCTAGGAATGTGATATATGGCCGATCCGGTTCGTAATGCGGAAGAAAACCTTCAGCAGTATCTAAGACAGCAGATGTTAAGTCAGGCACGAGTTAGTAAAGCAGACGAGTTGCCCGATGCGATAGATTATCGTCGTCGTCAAACAGCAGAGGTTCTTGGAGATAGACAGGGCTTTCCCTTAGCAGATCAAGCCGCAAGAAACGTAATCGACAAAAACACTCAAGACATGCTCGATTACTACAACTTTTTACAATATGAGCAAGACCCTAGCAACCTGTTAGAACGTCGTGCGATTGACGAAGCTGTGTATACCGGTAAAGTGCCTTTTGGTTACGAAGACTCTGAATTTTTATATCGTCAGGGTAGATACGGAATCAAAGGTGGAGCTTTAAACCCAGAAATAGCAGAACGACTGGGGATTCCTCGTGACATTCAAGTTGCCGGTGATTCGATAAAAGGTCAGACTCCCATTCACGAGGGTATGCACCCGATTATTAAACTTCCAAGAAAAGAAGAAGAAAACGCAATCAGGGCGTTAGATTATTTCCGTATGAAACGTTACGGCAATGCCGAGGAAGCGCAAGAGCTTCTTAAACAAGTTGGGGTTGACGTGACTCAGCCGCGTGGTTTGGGTAAAGCACGAGTACTGGCGTTGAAAGGCGCGATGTCCATGACCGACGATCAGTTTCAAAACTTATCGGATACCGATAAAGCAGAATTACAAGAATCGTTTGACGCCTATAAAGAGGCTCCCGGATTGATATCCTCGGCCCTCGGATCATTAGTGGGAGAGAAGCCACAACCGGAGTTCGATAACATCATTATTACGCCGGATAATGCCGAGGATATGTCAGAAGAGGACTTCAACGCTTTGTTAAAGGCCGCGCCTGCTTTTGCATACGAAAAAATCTTCTCCGATACTTCTGTGAAGCTTACGGGTCCCCGTATGGTTGGCGAAGGCGAATCGGCGGTTCAAGCGTATGCGGAAGGCGGCATCGTATCTTTAAAAGACAAAGCAGTGAACATGACCCGCGGACCACGGAGCAATGGTATTATGCAGTACGTTCCCTTTATAACTGGAGCAACGAATGGCTATTGAGAAGAATAAAGTACCGTCTCAACTGGATGTTGAGGATTTAGAAGCCGAGATTGAGATCGAGCTTCCCGATTCACAGAACAATGTACTTGCGATGATTCAGGCGGAGGACATTGGTGAGATTGAGATTTCTCCGACAGAGGACGGTGGCGTCGAGGTAGATTTTGAGCCTCAAGACGAGATGATGGAAGACGGTGGTTTTTACGCAAACCTTGCGGAGCAACTGCCTGATCGTGAGCTTGGCCGGATTGCTTCAGAGATCATGGAAGAGTTTGATGCCAATAAGGCGTCAAGGCAGGAGTGGGAAGACGCCTATGCAGACGGTTTGGAACTGCTGGGTTTTAACTATGAAGAGCGCACTCAGCCCTTCCGCGGTTCTTCTGGCGTAACGCATCCATTACTGGCCGAGGCGGCCACACAATTCCAAGCACAGGCATTCAATGAGCTACTTCCTGCTTCGGGACCCGTTCGCACAACCGTTATTGGGGATAATTCCAAGGACAAGGAAGCACAGGCACGGCGTGTTCGTCAGTTTATGAACTATTACATCACCAATGTGATGGAAGATTACACGCCAGACATGGATCAAATGTTGTTTTATCTGCCGCTAGCGGGCTCAACCTTCAAAAAAGTCTATTTTGACGAGAGCATGGGCCGTGCAGTCAGCAAGTTTGTCCCTGCTGAGAACCTCGTGGTGCCTTATGAGACGGCAGATTTGGATACTTGTCCAAATATTACGCAAGTTGTACGGATGCCGTTGAATGATTTGCGTAAAAATCAGGTTTCAGGCTTCTATTTGGACGTTCCGGTGACTCCCGGAGAGGGAAAAAGCGATTCTGTTACCGAAGAAATACAGCGAATTGACGGTGTAACCCCTTCTCAGATTGATTATGACGCGACATTGCTTGAGTGCCACGTAGATTTGGACTTAGAAGGCTTTGAAGAGGTCGATAGCGAAGGAGAAATGACCGGGATCAAGATTCCGTACATCGTTACTATAAGTTATGACACCGGAGAGATCCTCGCGATTCGTAGAAACTATGCCGAGGGCGACGAACTACGCAAAAAAATCCAATATTTTGTGCATTACAAGTTTTTACCGGGTTTTGCCTTTTACGGGCTCGGACTTATCCACACAATTGGTGGTTTGTCTAGAACCGCGACCTCTGCACTGCGTCAGTTGATAGATGCGGGTACGTTATCGAACCTACCGGCAGGATTCAAAGCCCGCGGACTACGGATCAGGGACGATGATGATCCGTTACAGCCCGGAGAGTTCCGAGATGTGGACGCTCCCGGTGGTGCCATCCGCGATTCTTTGATGCCGTTGCCGTTTAAGGGCCCGGATGCAACCTTGTTTAACCTTTTAGGCTTTGTTGTGGAAGCCGGACAACGTTTTGCGACGATTACAGACCTCAAAGTTGGGGATGGCAATCAGGGAGCCGCTGTCGGCACGACAATCGCGATGCTGGAGCAAGGTTCCCGCGTCATGTCTGCTATTCACAAGCGGTTGCACTATGCAATGCGTTTAGAATTTAAGATTCTTGCTCGTGTGATGGGTGAAAGTCTGCCACAACAGTACCCGTACTCTGTCGAAGGTGAAGACGCCAGCATCATGGCAAGCGACTTTGATGAGCGTGTGGATGTAGTTCCAATATCGGATCCAAACGTATTCAGTCAGGCGCAACGGATTGTGATGGCGCAGACTAAACTTCAGTTAGCTGGAGCCGCGCCAGAGATACATAATATGTATGAAGTCTATCGCGACATGTACGACGCGTTAGGTGTGAAAGACGTAGATCGGATCATGAAGGCACCCCCAGAGGATGAGATGGGGCCCACGGATCCTGCACAGGAGAATATAGATGCACTCGACATGGGTCAACTGCAAGCCTTCACGGGGCAAAATCATCAAGCGCATATTATCTCGCATCTGGTTTTTGGTTCAACGCCGATGGTTGCTGGTATGCCTGCTGTGGCGATGGCTCTTCAGAAACACATCATGGAACACGTTAAGCTATCTGCTCGGGAGCGGGCTACGGCTGAGTTTGAGCAGATTACCGCGCAACAAGGACCTGCGGCAAATCCGGAACAACGGATGATAGAGTACGAGGGTTTAGTGGCTCAATACATTGCACAGGGAATGCAAGAAGTTAAAGACCTATCTCAGCAAATATCAGGACAAGGTCCAGATCCGGTGGTGCAACTGAAGCAACAGGAGTTGCAGTTGGACGCGCAGGAAGCCGAGCGAGATGCTCAGTTGGATGCGGCCAAGCTACAGTTGGATCAGCAGACCTTGCAGATGCGTGATCGTCAGTTCTATGATCGTTTGCAGGCGCAGGCGGCTCAGACAAGGGCTCGTATTGATGCAGGTCGAGAACGTGAATTACTCAAGCAGAGAGGAAATTAAAATGTCCAGAGTAAAGATTGTTACAAACACACCCGGTGCGGGTCCAACTCCTCAAAATTATGCAGACATAAAGGGTCAGGGTAAGATTCCTTATGCCAGCGATAAGGAGCTACCAGAGGCTCCAATGAACGTGCCAGATGGAGTAGCTCGTGGTATGGGCGCGGCTAAACGTGGCGGGAACTACAAAGGCATTACGTAATGCCTTTAAAAAAAGAGTCTAGTACAGACAAGAAGCCTCAAAAGCCGCTAATGAAGGCGGCGAAGGGGGGCTTTGTTAAAAGATTTAGTAAGATAGCTAGACCGCAGAGGTTTAGGGGAATCTTCTAATGATCTTTGAGGCCATCGCCGCTATCGAGCTTGCGAATCAGGCAATCAAGGGCATCAAAGAGCTAGCTGGTCACGTTACGTCCGTGGGCCAAATGGGAAAGCAACTGACTCAGTTAGCCGACGCGCACGATGAGTTAGAAAAAGAATCTGCACAAGGATCAATGGAGGCGTTTTGGGCTCTAGAGGATATCAAGAAAAAAGAGTATGAAATCAAGCAGTTATTCATATACTGTGGACGCGCCGGCCTTTGGGACGATTATCAAACCTTTATTCGCAACCGGAAAGAGATGAAGCGAAAGGCCGAAGAACGTGAAAAGGCTCGCAAACTGGCTAAGAAGAAAGCCGTTAAGAACGGACTTATTTATACTGCTCTTGTACTTATCGGTTGCCTCACCGTCGCTGGTGGCATTTGGCTCTTACTTACTCTCATTGCTATGAAGGGAAGGTGATGTCTTGGGTATTGCTGGGAATCTTTGTTGCAGACATGACATTTTATTTTAGGATTCTTGAGATACATTCCACGCACATAGAGTGCCTGTACGCAGGAGAGCAGATGGTTCAAAAGATTGGTAAGCCGTTTGTAAACTACAATGTGGTGTGCGTACCCACTAACCAGATTCAGGGAGAGATGTCGTAATGGCTCAGAAAAAACTTCAAAAAGAATCGGTCTATGCTGAATATGATGAAGACGGTGACGGCATTGTTAGCGATGAAGAGTTATCGCACGTAAAAGCTATTAAAGAAACTGAGACTTCTTTACGTAAAAACTTAGCGCAACTTCGTATGGCGCGGTTCACTTTAATTGCTATGGGTGCGTTTACGGCGGCAATGTTTTTTGTGCCCATAGAGCGAGTTCAAGCTTTGTCAGATATCAGTAACCTTTTCTACATTTCAGGAGCCGGTATCGTCGGTGCGTACATGGGCACTACGGCATGGATGAGTAGGAAGTGACCAGTGATTTATGTGTTTGCACTGATCGTGATGACTGCCGATGGAACGGTCATACCTGATAAAAAAGCGTATTTTTATTCTATTAACAGGTGTAACTATTTTGCAGAACGAGTTAGCCGAACTCGTTATAACTATTGGACAAGGCGTAAAGTACAGGCATATTGCATCCCGGAATGGGTCAATGCTAAAGACAGTAAAATTTTGAGGTAGTTGTATGATACAAGCACTTATCGGTCCAGTAACAGGACTGCTAGACAAGTTTATTGAAGACAAGGATCAAAAAAATGCTTTGGCCCACGAAATTTCAACAATGGCTGAAAAACACGCGCACGAAGCCGCAATGCAACAAATCCTTGTCAACAGAGAAGAAGCAAAACATAAATCAATCTTCGTCGCAGGATGGCGACCCTTCATTGGATGGACCTGCGGAGTCGCGTTGGCATATCACTTCGTGCTTGCTCCACTCATTATTTTTGGAATTACGTGGTATGGGTCACCGGTACCTGAAATCCCTACGTTCGATATGGACTCGTTGATGACTGTCCTTCTTGGTATGCTCGGGCTCGGTGGGCTTCGTACCTATGAAAAGAAACAAGGACTTACGAAATGAATACAGAACAATTAAGAATAGAATTGGAGAGCGATGAGGGTTGCATACACGAGGTGTATTTGGATCATCTTGGGTATCCGACTTTCGGCATAGGCCATCTAATACGCGATACCGACCCAGAGTACGGTTGTGATGTTGGTGAAAAAATTAACGAAGAGAGAGTTGCAGAGGCGTTTGAAGACGATGTTCAAATCACTTATAACGACTGCTTGCGACTGTATCCAGACTTTGACATGTTGCCTGACGAGGTTCAATTAATCATCGCTAATATGATGTTTAACCTCGGCGCAACCAGAATGGGTAAGTTCGTCGGCATGAAATCCGGTGTTGATGCCCGAGACTGGCAAAAAGCCGCAGACGAAATGGTAGACAGTTTGTGGTATAAACAGGTCACCAACCGCGCAAATCGGTTAGTAAACCGCATGAGAGCAGTAGTTTAGTTACTTATCACCGCGCCTATGCTATATATGGGACTATCTAAGATAAAATGCGGTGATATAAGATAATGAGTGATATATACTTGTCCGAAGCTGTATTTCGGATTATCCGGGATCAGCGGACGGCCATTGTAGACTGCCTGCAATATAACGGCGTGAAAACAATGGAACATTACCGTGAAATGATGGGCATGATGACTGCCCTCGATCACGTCGAACAGGAACTCAAGGGCCTGCTAGATAAACAGGAGCAAATAGATGACTGAAGAAGTCTCAACGCTAGAAGAAGCATATACGGAGGAACGTAAAACGTTTCTTGATCCCGAGGCAATTGGGGCAACTCTCTTAGAAAGACTCCCAACTCCAACTGGTTGGCGAATACTAATCCTGCCATATAGTGGTAAAGGAAAGACAGAAGGTGGAATTCTTCTGGCTGACAAAACCATAGAGAAACAGCAGGTTTCTACTCAAGTTGGCTATGTTCTTAAAGTAGGAGCATTAGCATACAAAGATACCGATAAGTTTCCGGATGGAGCGTGGTGCCAAGAGAAGGATTGGGTAATGTTTGCCCGATACTCTGGCTCTCGTTTCAACATCGACGGGGGCGAAGTTCGGATTCTTAACGACGATGAAATTCTGGCTCGAATTCTCGATCCGGCAGACGTTTTACATTTCTAAGGGTTAATCATGGCAGAAGAAAGAGACGACAATCAAATTGAACTGGACATTGAAGGTGCAGAAGAAACCGAGGTAGACCTTCAGGTTGAACAACCTGAAGAAAATTCAGTCGAAGTTTCTGCGTCTGAGGAAGATGATAATTTTGAAAAAGCGAATAATGCAACGCAAAAGCGCATTGATCGTTTAACCAAAAAAATGCGTACCGCGGAACGTGAGCGGGAAGAGGCAATTCGTTATGCACAACAAGTGCAAACGGAGGCAGAAGATCTCAAGAAGCGCATGAACAATCTGAGCGACAATTACGTCAATGAATATGCGGGGCGTATAGAAACTCAAACCACCGCGGCAGAGCAGGAACTTGCTCGTGCGATTGAGATGGGTGACACGGCCGGAGTTATAGAGGCTCAACGTAAAATCACCACCTTAGCGATTGAGAATGATCGAGCAAAGCAGGCTAAAGTTCAGCAAGAACGATACGCCCAGCAACATGAAGCTCAACAGCAGGCACAAGTTCAACAACCTATGCCGGCGCAACAGCCGCGTCGTCCAGATCCTAAAGCAGAGGATTGGGCAGAGCGTAATGAGTGGTTCGGTCAGGACGAAGCAATGACTTATGCGGTTTTTGGTATTCACAAAAAACTTGTGGAAACGGAAGGATTTGACCCGCAGTCAGATGATTACTACAATGAATTAGACCGACGTATGGCGGATGAATTCCCTCATAAGTTGAAGAATTCGGGTGAAGCTCGCCGTCCCGCCCAGACGGTGGCTTCTGTATCCCGCGGAAAAGCAACTGGGCGCAGTACAGGAAAGGTCCGTCTCTCCAAGACCCAAGTCACTATGGCTAAAAAACTAGGAGTGCCACTTGAAGAATACGCGAAATACGTGAGGAACTAAGCATGACTGAAGAAACGAAAACGGTAAGTCGGGCTTCCCGCGCTAGTGAAACGAGAGCTAAGACGGAACAGCGTAAGCCGTGGGCTCCACCGTCCATGTTGGACGCGCCGCCTGCCCCAGATGGGTTTAAGCATCGGTGGATTCGCGCTGAGACTCGTGGTTTTGATGACCGCAAGAATATCAGTGCAAAGCTAAGAGAGGGATGGGAATTAGTCCGTGCGGACGAGTACCCGGACTTTGAAGCACCGGTTATAGATACAGGTAAATATGAAGGCGTGTTTGGTGTTGGCGGGTTGATCCTCGCAAGGATCCCAGTAGAAACGATTGAGGAACGCACGGCGTATTTTCGTCAGCGTAATTCAGATCAGATGGAAGCTGTGGATCACGATATGATGCGGGAGAATCAACACTCTACGATGCGGATCAGTAATCCTGATCGGCAACAACGTGTAACTTTTGGTGGCCCTCGCAATAAGTAAGGGTCCCACTAAATAGGAGATGGCCTAATGGCAAACCAAGATACTGCGTTTGGTCTACGTCCTATCGGGTTGAACGGTTCAGGTGCAAACACCACTGGGGTAACTCAGTATGAAATTGCCAGTAACAATACTAACGCTATTTTCCAGTATTCCCCAGTTATTCCACTGGCCGCTGGTGTGGTAGATATTGTTGGTAATGCCAATGGTGGAACAGTACCTTTACTGGGCGTTCTGATGGGCGTGGAATATGTAGATAGTTCTTCTAAAAAGACTGTCTTTAAAAACTTCTGGCCGGGTGCCAATAACGTAAGCGTTGACACGAATTTTCCTGTCAAAGCTTTCGTTGCGGACAACCCAAATCAGTTGTTCATGATAGCCGCAGATGGTAGCTCAACCGACAAAGCAACAGCACAGACCAATGTCTTTGCTAATGCTCCAATGGCAACCGCTACATCGGGTTCTACAAACACTGGTCGTTCCACCGCTGAGTTAGATATCTCAGGGGTTGCAACAACTGCAACATTGCCACTTCGTGTCGTTGGCCTTACTGGCGACGTAGCGAACTTGGACTATGACGCGGCCGGAGTTAATTATGTAGTTCGGCTTAACTTTCATCATAATGCGCCTTGCTCTAGTTCTGATTCTCAGACTACAGCGGCATCTACTGGCATTTAAGGAGATAGGTAATGGCAATCTCTCGCGCACAATTAGCGAAAGAGCTTGAACCGGGCCTTAATGCCCTGTTCGGGATGGAATATTCGCGTTACGAGAACGAACACGCCGAGATCTTCACAGAAGAATCTTCGGATCGTGCGTTTGAAGAAGAAGTAATGCTGGGTGGTTTCTCTACTGCACCAGTCAAGGGTGAAGGCTCTGCCATCACATTTGACGATGCACAAGAGACGTATACTGCTCGTTACACACACGAGACAATCGCACTGGCCTTCTCAATTACGGAGGAAGCTATCGAGGACAATCTATATGATCGTCTGGCCTCTCGATATACGAGAGCCCTTGCTCGTTCAATGGCACAGACTAAGCAGATCAAGGCGGCGGCTATTTTGAACAATGCGTTCGACACCACCTTCCCTGTGGGAGATGGTGCGGCACTGTGTTCATCAGCGCATCCGTCCCTGTCTGGAAATCAACGTAACCAGTTGTCCGTAGCGGCTGATCTCAACGAGACTTCTCTTGAGCAAATGCTGATCGACATTGCTGGATTTACGGATGAGCGTGGACTTAAGATTGCAGTTCGCGGCACTAAACTGATTATTCCAAAGGAACTTCAGTTTATTGCAGAGCGCGTTCTGAACTCTAACCTCCGTTCAGCTACAGCAGACAACGACGCAAACGCTCTGAAGAACATGGGTATGCTTCCCGAAGGGGCAGTAGTTAACCATTTCTTAACAGACACCGATGCGTTCTTTGTCATGACTGATGCACCTAACGGTTTTAAATACTTTAACCGTTCGCCAATCAAGACTGCTATGGAAGGTGACTTTGACACCGGAAATATGCGGTTTAAGGCCCGTGAGCGTTACAGCTTTGGCGTCTCAGACTGGCGGTCCGTATTCGGCACAGCCGGCGCGGCATAAGGATTAACATCCTTGATAAAAAGGGCGGCTATTAAGTCGCCCTTTTTTGTTGTAAGATTTAATTGTCTCTGACAACCGCATTGGGCGGTTGACGCAACCCAAGACAGGAGATGACAATGGGTCAAACTACTTTTTCAGGTCCAGTGAGATCTGAGCGCGGATTTACCGCAGTTGGTTCAACTGCTGTAGTAAATATCACTGCTGAAACTACTCTAACCTATGCTGACCACGTTGGTCGTATCATTGAAATCAACGATGCTGACGGTGCGGTCACCCTTCCATCTGCAACTAGCGACACTATTGGTGCCAAGTACACCTTTTTTGTTGGAACTGCCGCAACTGACTTAGACATCAAAACTGATGGCACCGACAAATTTGTAGGTAATCTTGTGTTGGCCGCAGGTGCAACATCTCAGGCTCGTGGTTTCGCACCGGGTGCAACAAACGATGTGATTTCTATGAATGGCTCTACCACAGGTGGACTTGCTGGATCATACGTTGAAATTACAGCAATCGCCGCAGATGAGTATCTGGTTAATGGTACTTTGCTGGGATCAGGCACACTGGCCACTCCATTTGCTGATAGCTAAGAGAGAGGGCTAGATAATGGCGGATTCTGATGTAAGATCAAAACGGATTACTGGGACAGGGTCTCTTGGTGTAGGCCCTGCGCGTATTCGTCAGATTCAGTTAACTACTACAACCGGAACACCGCGACTTACCGTTACTGACGGTAGTGGCGGATCAACTGTTTTAGATCTTGACTTTAATGCTTCTACTACGCACTCCGTCAATATTCCGGCGGAGGGTATTAGGGTGAGCGATGTGAACGTGTCAGTGTTTACTGCAATAACTGCCGCTACGGTTTTCTTTAATTAAAAAACAAATGGCAGAGCGTAAAAAGTCAAAAATGCCCGCTCGGAATAAAAAGAACTTTCGTTCTACCAAATCCGGGGCGGGCATGACCAAAGCAGGTGTTGCGGCTTATCGTCGGAAAAACCCCGGCAGTAAGTTAAAAACGGCTGTTACCGGAAAGGTGAAGAAGGGCTCTAAGGATGCAAAGAGACGTAAGTCTTTTTGTGCGCGTTCTGAGGGCCAAAAGAAAATGCACAATATCGACTGCAAGAAAACACCTAACAAACGTATTTGCGCGGCTCGTAGAAGATGGAAATGCTAATGAGTGTAAATTCTAAAGGTAAAAAAAGAATACAAAAAGTAATTAAAGGTCTTAAAAAAGCATCTAAATTACACGCAGGTCAAGCTAAAACTTTATCTAAAGTAATTCGTGGCAAAAAGAAATGAATGACAAAACCGTGATTAGTTTGTCGTTAGAAGATAAAGAATTACAAGCCAAAGATGTTTTGTTATTGCTAGAAAAGCACGAGGCTGGATGTAATTTGAGATACGACGCAATTAACGATAAATTAACTACTCAAAGCAAAACTCTTGACACGTTAGACATGCGTATGTGGGGAATAGCTGGATTAATAGTTGCAACTTTCGTGGCGGAGAAATTTGTATGAAGAGTCGGGTAAATCTAGGAAATGGAGCTTGTCCTACTAAAAGAACAGGCGCTGTTCGTAGAATGGCCAAGGGCGGTAAAGTAAAATCTGGCGGTAAGATTTGTCCTGCGGGTAAAGCGTGGGCAAAACGTACCTTTGATACATATCCGTCAGCTTATGCAAACATGGCCGCTAGCAAATATTGCAAGGATCCAAACTACGCTAAAGGTTCTAAACGGAAGAAAAAATAATGGGACAGCTAAAGCAATGGCGAGAACAGAACTGGGTCCGTATAGATAGTTCTGGAAACATAGCAGGAAAATGTGGAACTTCTAAAGATAAAAAGAATCCTGACAGATGTTTACCTGCCGCTAAAGCTAGAAGTTTAAGTAAGTCAGAACGCGCCGCTACGGCTAGAAAAAAGAAAAAGGCTGGAGCAAAAGGTGAGCAAGTCGTAAAGAACACCCCTAAAGCAGAAGTTAAGATGGAAAAAGGCGGTGCTGTTCGTAAGAATCATCGGGGCTGTGGAGCCGTAATGAATAATCGACGAAAAAAAACGCAATACTCTTAAATTGGGCAGGATATTCATAGGAGGTAATTATGAAAAAGTCCAAAGGAAGCATGGTAATGAAGAAAGCCAAAGGCGGACCTGTAATGAAGAAAGCTAAAGGCGGACCTGTAATGAAGAAAGCCAAAGGCGGACCTGTAATGAAGAAAGCTAAAGGCGGACCTGTAATGAAGAAAGCCAAAGGCGGAACAGTTCGTAAAATGAGTAAAGGCGGAACAGTTCGGACTACGGTTGTAAGAGGAATATAATTTGTCCTATTTAATTAGCAATATCCCACATTTCAAATGCTGGGTGCGGCGCGAGTTTACCTGTAATCATGAACGGTATCACGGTGAATATCTTCATGCACTTGCGATTGCTGTCAACACCATTCCTGATCGTTCTTTGACTTTTCAAGTAGTGTTTACTGGTTGTGAAAGACATTTTGAGGATAGCGATGAAAATTTACATGGAGGTGCGATGTGGGCACGAATGCCCATAGAAGCTTTGGTCGCAGACATTGACATTGAAGATTGGCCAGATCGTATGGAAGATCATCTTTGTCAGCCTTGGGATTGTGAGTCTTTTAATCATTCTGTTGTAGTGTTGGATCGAGTTAGTTCTAGTCCTTGGATCGCAAAAGTTAATCATGAATTTTATGAGGCGCGATATGTATTCACGGTTGATTACACGGAAAATCCTATTGCAGACAGTCCAGATCAACATAAACAAAGTCACGTTTTGTATCTAACGGAGGGTCCGTGGGAAGGTAACATTGTCGCCTTACCTAATAATCGAGTCAGAGCCACAAGTCCGGCCTTATGGGATACGGGAGAAGGGGCTCCTGATTTTAAACCTAGTCAGTATCTACACTCTGCCGAGGGACATACAAGCTATACAGATCCTGATATAGTGTTTGATAACCTTTATTCAGATGGAATAGAAGAATGACAACTTCTAGCTCAACAGATTTTGAACTTGATGTAGCCGATTACATTGAAGAAGCTTTTGAACGCTGTGGGTTAGAGGTTCGCACTGGTTATGATCTTAAAACAGCTAAACGATCCCTTAATTTGATGCTGGCAGAGTGGGCGAATCGGGGGCTTAATCAATGGACTATTGAACAGCGTTCTTTCACAGTCACGTCGGGAACCGCCGCAACAGCACTGGGCACAGATGTTATTGACATACTATCGGTAGTTGTTCGTCGTAGTGGAACGGATTTTGCGCTAGACAGGCTTAGTCGAGACGAATATTTAAACATTCCAACTAAAACAACCACCGGGCGTCCAACACAGTTTTTTTTAGATCGTCAGATTACGCCAAATCTTAAAATTTGGCCGACGCCGGAAAACAGTTCAGACGTTATTTTTTACGACGCGCTTACCCGAATACAGGATGCTGATACGCAAGTTAATACCCTAGAGGTTCCGTTTCGGTTTTATCCTTGTCTAGCCGCAGGTCTTGCTTATTACATCGCTTTGAAGCGAGCCCCTCAACGGTTACAAATATTAAAAGCCGTATATGAGGAAGAATTTGAAAGAGCTATGACCGAAGATCGAGATCGAGCATCGTTTAACGTTGTTCCGCAATACGAGTATTTTAGGACAACCTAATGTCTAAATTTGCTAGCGGTAAATTTGCTTACGCTATTTCTGATAGATCGGGTCAGCGTTATCGCTACAAAGACATGCGAAGAGAATGGAACGGTGCATTAGTTGGAAAGGACGAATTTGAACCGAAACACCCTCAATTAGGTCCTTTTCGTAGCGTTGTAGACGCGCAGGCAATAAAAGACGCTAGACCGGCTAGAAAAGAGCCCTTTGAGGTATATGTGGGTGTTCCAACAGTGGAAAAACCTACGTTAAAGCCTTTGGTGAGCTACGCTAAAGTCGAATCGGTGGAGGTAAACATATCATGAGCTTTACATACGCCCAGCTTAAACAGGCAATACAAGACTATACGGAAAATAACGAAACGACATTTGTTACTAATTTGCCTGTTTTTATAAGAGCCGCAGAAGAACGTATCTTAAAGAATGTGCAATTAAACCTATTTCGTAAAAACGTTTCAGCTAACTTCACTTCATCTAATCAGTTTTTAGCGTCGCCCTCTGATTTTCTTGCTCCGTTTTCGCTTTCTTTCACCACCTCTGGTGGTGAAAAAGTTTTCTTATTGTTTAAAGACGTTAATTTTATTCAAGAATTTAATCCATCGTCTTCTACTACAGGGGCTCCTCGATACTACGCTGTTTTTGACAACGGTAATTTTATTATTGGACCAACCCCAGATTCTGCGTATGCCGCTGAATTACACTATTACTATCGACCGACTAGCCTTACTGCTGGCGCAGACTCTGGGACTACGTGGCTTTCTGAAAATGCTTCGCTTGCAATGTTATATGGCTCTTTAGTTGAAGCCTATGTTTTCATGAAGGGTGAGCCTGACCTGACACAAATTTACAGTCAAAGATACGCTGAAGCGTTGGCGACGCTGAAGATTCTTGGTGAGGCCGAAGAGACTACGCAGGAATACACAGCAGGACGTATCGTAATACCGAAACAGTAGCAGTTTACACTTTCTCCCCTTTATGCAAAACTCTTATATTATCGCAGACGATATTTGAGAGGTTTAATGAAGTATAAAAAGTTAAAAGGTGCCAAAATCGCTCTTGTAGCCATGGGTAAGTCTCAAGTTAATTTTGCTATGGCTTTAGCTTTTTCTCAAAAATTTAATGAGGTCTGGACGATAAATGCCACGGCGGGTATTTACAAAACAGACCGTATGTTTATGATGGATCCGCCAACACGATTCTTGGATGGTGAACAGGCTGGCGGACAGACAGGCATTGTTTCTGAAGTTATTTCTAGCAAGCAAGACTTTCCTATTTACAGTTGCACTGTAGATGAGCGGTGTCCTTCGGTGGAAAAATATCCTATAGAGCAGGTCATAAGAACTACGGGCTGTTCGTATTTAAACAATACTGCGGCGTATGCTTTAGCTTATGCACTCTATCAAGAAGTTGGAGAGTTAGCTATTTACGGAATTGACTTTTCTTATTCTGAAGCAGTTCACTTTGCTGAAGCGGGACGAGGATGTTGTGAGTTTTGGTGCGGTTTGATTTGTGCCAACGGTATAAAATTGTCAATAGCTCCTGATTCTCCCTTTATGGACGCGAATATTCCGCCGCATCAAAAACTTTATGGTTATCATCGTCTGGAGGATCCACCACATGTTTCTGTTACAGACGAAGGCGCTATAAATATTCAACCTTTATCCAGCATCACGCAGGCTCCGGAACCCGTGGATGCTGATGAGCTATACAGAGGATAACTATGCTTAATTTAAAAACTATCGGTTCTGTGGAACCACCAACAATTGTGACGAGCAGTAATGGTGGGCATTCTCCGGAACAAGTTGCAGACTTTTGTGTTAATAAGTTAATCAATGTTGGAGATAATGCTCATCCACTTCTTCAGGCACAGGCAAGAGCCTTTAAGGATCAAATGCTTGCAGTTGTTACTCATTACATTAAAATGGGAATTGAGCAGGATCGTGCTACACTGTGTGCAGACCTCCGTAAGGCAGGTCAACATGAACTTGCCGATCAACTGAGGAGATTATGATATGGCATTTAGCGGAAACTTCATGTGTACCTCGTTTAAAGGCGAGCTTATGGAGGGCACTCACAATTTTAAGTCTAGCGGCGGTAATACTTTTAAATTAGCTCTGTACAGCAATAGTGCTAGTTTTACGGCGGCAACTACTGGTTACACAACTTCAAACGAGGTTAGTAATTCAGGGTCGTATGCCGCGGGCGGAGGTGCTTTAACGAATTCTGGTGTTACAACATCGTCAACTAAAGCTTTCACTGACTTCGCTGATTTGTCTTTTACTACGGCAACGATCACTGCTAGAGGTGCTTTGATTTATAATGACAGCGCGACCGGAGATCCGGCAGTTGTTGTTTTAGATTTCACTGCGGATAAGACGTCAACAGCAGGTACATTTACAATCGTCTTTCCGGGCGGGTCTAGTCCTACTTCATCGAACGCGATTATTAGGGTCGAGTAATGTCCAGTCCCGCTAGCGGCTGGGGCCGTGCGGGATGGGGTCAACTTGCATGGGGAGAGGGCGAAGCTGACGCTGTCGTTCCTTTTTCCGGTTGGGGTCGAGCGGGTTTTGGTGAGCTTGGCTGGAATCAAGGTGATGTAGCTGTTGCTACGGCAACAGGTCAAGTTGGTTCAGTATCCGTTTCAATAGGAGCTTCAGTCTCCGCTACTGGTCTTTCTGCATCTGGTGATGTTGGATCAGGTACGGCATCTGGTGATTCAAATACCACTGAAACAGGTGTAGCCGCATCTGGTAATGTTGGGGCCGTTACTATAACGGGAGCGTCTAGCGTTACTGAGACGGGTTTAGCCGCGTCGGGTAATGTTGGATCTGTCACCGTTACAGCAGATGTCACTGTTACAGCACAAGCTCTTTACGCTAGAGGTAACCCTGATCTAGGCGGTGCTCTCAACGCTGAGTACTTTGTTCCTACGGACTCAGGCAACCCAAATGTCAAGGTCATGGCATTTGAAGACAGCACCACTGTTTCTTCTGATGGGTCTTCTCTTGGAACAATCAGTTCGGCTGGCGGGACACTTACTGTCAGTGCGTCAGACTATAAAAACAAACTGATATCTGCTGACAAGCCAATCACACTACAGAGTAGCAACAACGAAACTACTGGTGTGCCTACATCGTGGCAAGGTACTTCGTTTGGTATTAGAAATACCAGAACAGGTGTCAGGCTACAATTCAGATCCATATCCGGCACCGCAACAGTTGAAATATTTAAGGACGGGTCATTAGAGACAACACTCAGTGTCCCAGACAACACCACAACTACACAAACCTACGCAGACGACACAAGCGACCCTGAATATCAAATCTTTTCAGACCTGCCGATTGTTGGCTTCAAATCTAGTAACGCTAGTTTTGCAGACACACATCCTCTATTTCCTGCAAGCCGAGAAATCTACGGCTTTGCCTCAAGCGGTGGAACGGTCGTTAAAGTTGAAGACTATGGATCGTCAGCTAGTTACGTGGAGTTTAGGTCGAATGGTGAAGGCGGCACATCCAGTACAATAAGCACATTTAAGAACACTGGAGGTAGTGCCTCAGACTATACAGGGCCGTCCGTTCGGGTAGTTACTGGAGCGGATGTAGCTGGTTTTGCATTAGCCGATGGTGACGGTGGAGAAAAGACAAGCTGGATAGCCGAAGGATGTTTTGCTCACGAGTTTAGGTTAATTGAGGATGCAGAGTTCCTCGCCATCATGGGTGCGCCGGGGACTAAAGGTCGTAATATTAACGTCTTTGACTCAAGCGGTAACTTAATTGACACGGTTCAACTTGATGCAGATACGACAGATGCAGATTTTCCGACTAAGTTTCAATTAGTTTCTAACTCTACAACAGACTCTAACCTCACACCGATTGCGAAATCCTACGATTTGACCGCTGGTATGCGGATCGTATCCGAAGTTCCTGTCGGAGTTATTGTTGAAGACGACAGTGGTGACAATGAAGAAAACCTTTTTGGACTGAGAACTTTTCCCGGTTTAGTCAATGCAGATGCCAATGTAACGGTTAGTGCCGTCTCTGCCACAGGTAAGGTTGGTTCAGTTACTCCTTCTGGTAATTCAAGTGTTATAGGTACAGGAGTTGCCGCATCAGGAGATGTTGGAACGGTAACAGTTACAGCCGACTCTAATGTTATAGGCACAGGAGTTGCCGCATCAGGAGATGTTGGAACGGTAACAGTTACAGCCGACTCTAATGTCACAGGTACAGGAGTTGCCGCATCAGGAGATGTCGGCTCAGTTACCGTAACCGGCACCGGCACTGTCACAGAAACAGGCTTAAAAGCTACCGGGGAGATTGGCACTGTCACTGTTACCGGAGACAGTAACTTATCGCTTACCGGTTTAAACGCGACGGGACAAGTTGGAACCGCCGTAGGTAAGGCTGACATTTCAATCACCGTAGGAAGCCTATCTGCTACAGGAGACGTAGGTTCCGTTATCGTAGAACTTGCTGGAAGCGTAGAAGTTTCTGTTACGGGTCAGTCGGCTACTGGTCAAGTAGGAACCGGCACTACGGTTACAGCGGATTCCAACGTTACAGAGACTGGATTAGCCGCATCTGGACAGGTAGGCGCTGGATTTACAGTAACGGGTAATTCTAGTGTTACTGGAACAGGTCAGTCAGCCACCGGTCAAGTTGACGGCGGTTCTACTGTTGTCATTGATTCAAGCATCACAGAAACAGGCTTAAAAGCTACCGGTCAAGTTGGCAACGGTTTTTCTGTAACAGGTGATTCTAATCTTACTCTTGGCAGTTTAGCCGCCGCAGGACAACCCGGCGCGGTTACAGTTGATTTAATTCAACCAGTGGATGTAACCGGTGTTGCCGCTACAGGAGCCGTTGGAACAGCAACCGCTGTTGGTGTCGCAGAAGTAGATGTAACCGGTGTTGCCGCATCGGGTAATGTTGGCACAGCGACAGTTACTGCGGGCGCAAATGTTCCAGAGACAGGTTTAAAGGCTACAGGTAACGTAGGCACAGCAACCGCTATCGCAGACATTGATATTTCTGTTACAGGCGTTAGCGCATCGGGCGATGTTGGCACAGTGACAATAACTGCTGACGCAAATGTTTCCGAAGAAGGGTTGTCTGCATCAGGTGCAGTTGGAAGTCCTACAATAACGGGTACTTCTAACGTTTCTATCACAGGTGTATCGGCATCCGGAAATGTCGGCACGATAACCACTACAGCAGATGCTAACGTTTCTGTTACCGGTGTAGCGGCTACAGGACAACTCGGTTCTGTTACTGTTGAGCTTTTACTTGAAGTAGATGTTACAGGTGTAGCGGCCACAGGAGACGTTGGCACCGCAACAGTTACCGGCGACAGTAACACAACTGTCACAGGCGTGGCCGCTAGCGGACAAGTTGGTTCTGTTACCGTTGATTTAGTTCAATCAGTAGCTATCACGGGTGTGGCCGCTAACGGACAAGTTGGTTCAGTTACCACCACGGCTGAATCAACTGTCACTTTAATTGGTGTAAGTGCTAGTGGTGCTGTAGGCGAACTTTTCTTATGGGGAGAGATTATCCCTGACCAAAACGCATCTTGGAGTGAGATATCTAGCGGTGCAAGTACCAGCTATAGCCAGATTACGCCATCTCCGGGTAATACGTGGAGTAACATTGTTCCTAGTGAACAAACAACTTATACTGAAGAGACACCTAGTCCCGGTACTAATTGGGATGATGTAGCGGCTTAGAGGATTTTACGATGCCTAGCACCTATACAACTAACCTCGGTATTGAAAAGATTGCTACCGGGGAACAATCGGGAACGTGGGGAACAACCACTAACACCAACCTAGATATAATTGATGAAGCAGTTAACGGTATTCTCACAGTTACCTTGTCTAGTGCGGGTAGCTCCGGTTCTCCGACGGCTCTTCCTATTACTGATGGTTCTTCTTCAACCGGTAGAAACAAATTTATTGAATTTAACGATGGGGGAGATTTAGGTGGCACTGCTTTTGTACAGCTAACTCCTAACGATGCTGAAAAAATAGTTCACATGCGAAACAGCTTGTCTGGTAGCAGAGCAGTCATTGTTTTTCAAGGCACCTACAACTCATCTAACGATTTTCAAATTGAAAACGGTAAAGATGTATTATTAAAGTTTAGCGGCACGGGCAGTGGCGCGACTGTTACAGACGTCTTCGCAGATTTAGCGGCCACTAAACTTAGCGTCACTGGCAACATAACTGGCTCTGACATAACTGCTTCCGGAACACTAAACGTTACAGGAGATACATCTTCAGGGGATGATGCGGCCATTGGTTTCACTTCTACCGAAGGTCTAATCCTTACGGGTCAAGGTTCTACTAATGATGTAACGATTAAGAACGACGCTGACGCAGATGTTTTGGTGATCCCAACAGGGACCACCAATGTGGACATCGTAGGTGTTGCAACTGCCTCGACTTTTGAACCAGACGGTGACACTTCAGCAGGGGATAACGCCGCTATTGGTTTTACTTCTTCTGAAGGCTTAATTCTGACAGGTCAGGGATCGTCTACCGATGTGACGATTAAAAACGATGCAGATGCAACTGTTGCCTCAATCGCAACCGGTACAACCGTTTTAACCATAAACGATGATGTAACAGTTGTAGGGCGGGCAGTTGGAAGCACCCTCACCGCCGCTGATAATGCTGTTTATGATTTGTCTGTAGGAAATAATTTTACAACCACAACAGCAGGAACTGTGACAATGAACTTCTCAAACGTGTCGGTCGGGCAGTCAGGTTGTATCAAGTTTATTCAGAGTGGAGGCCATACTGTCAACCTCAATGCCATTGTGGGCATGAGCGCGACGGGATTTGCCGCACTAGCTGTTACGGGAACGTACTTCCTTACATACTTTGTCACGGCATCTAGTGGCGATAATTCTGTACTGGTTGGTGTTTCTGGCGCATTAACGTAGGGATAAGCTATGAGCATTATTCAAGGTGTAGGGTCAGGCGAAGTATCGACGGGGTTTTATCCGCATTCCATAGATCAGTCGTTAATATTCAACGATAATGATAACCCCTATCTAGAAAAAACGCTGGGTACGCCCACCAATAATAAAAAGTTCACGATTTCAATGTGGATCAAAAGAGCAAATTTGGGCGGTTCTCAGATGATTATATCAGCGGGGACTAGTGGGGCTAGTTACATACAGTTTCAATCTGACGACACTATAAAAATCAGAGGCAATAACGCTCTCGAAATGGAAACTGCTAGGACGTTCAAAGACACAGGAAGTTGGTATCACATTGTCTTCGTGTTTGATTCAGCGAACGGTACAGATACACTTCGAGCTAGATTATATGTCAACGGTACAGAAATAACCGATTTTAATCCGTCACCGACTCGCCCCAATATAAATGAAGGGATTGCACTTAACAGTGCTGTAGTACATCACATTGGTAACTATTCCGTCAATGAGAACTTTGATTTTGACGGCTATCTCGCAGAGATGTATTTAGTTGACGGACAGGCTTTGACGCCCAGTTCTTTTGCGGAGACTAAAAACGATATATGGATACCTAAAGAGACATCAATCTCAACATCTGATTTTGGGGACAACGGGTTTCACCTGACTTTTTCAGATACTTCAAATATTGGGGCCGACTCTTCTGGCAACGGAAACAACTTCGTAGATGGTTCGACCATCGCTTTCACTGCGGACTCTGTAACTTCTGACAGCCCGACGGATAATTTTTGTGTGATGAATCCAATCGGACATTCCGATGGAGCGACACCCGGAACCTTGTCAGATGGTAATCTAGTTGTTGATACAGGCACTGCCAAGACGATTACTTATGGAACTTTTGCTATACCAACAAGCGGTAAATATTATTTTGAGATCACCGCAGGGACGACAAATTCGACTGAATTAGGGTTAGCCGTGAGGCGAGATGGGAGTACATTCCGAAGATTTGCTTATCGATCTAATGGAGATAGTGTTACAAACACAACGGTCTCTTCAAGTGCTCCATTCGCTAGTTTTACGAGCGGAAATATTATAGGAGTGGCAGTAGATTCGGATACGCCAGATGTCGAGTTTTTTAAGAATGGGACATCGCAAGGCTCTATTAACATTGACTTTTCGTTGGACAGTGGTGATTTATTTCCATTTGTCACAGATACAAATTCATCTGCTAGCTCTATTGTAACTTTTAACTTTGGTACGAAAGCATTTAATGGCACGGATGGTTCAGGAACAGTTCCTAGCGGTTTTACTAAAAAACTTTCTACGGCTGACCTTCCAAATCCTGCGATTGATCCAAATGTTGATGAAACACCAGATCAATATATGGACCCAATCCTATACACACCAAACAATGGAACACTGTCGGTCACAGGTTTGGAATTTCAGCCAGATTGGGTGTGGATAAAAGATGTAACCACAAATATTTCACATGCGTGGTTTGACGTGCTTCGGGGAACAGCCACAGCAGGGTCTACCAATACGGCTATAGGCTCTAACAGACCTGACGCAGAAGGAAATAGTAACGGTGTGTTATCCGCGTTCACCTCTGATGGTTTTACGGTCGCAGGGGGAAGCTCTGGATCGAATCCTCGCGGTTTAGTCAATAAAGGGACGACCGCAAATGATTACGTCGCATGGACGTGGAAAGCAGGTGGCGCACCGACTGCCGATAACTCCGCAGGAGTAGGGGCAACACCAACGGCAGGGAGTGTGAAGATTGACGGCGCAAATTTAGGTTCTGCACTTGCAGGAACGCTTGCGGCAACAAGGATTTCAGCAAACACTGAAAGTGGGTTTAGTATAGTTAAATGGACAGCAACAGGTTCTGTCGTCACGGTGGCACACGGGCTTTCTCAAAAGCCTGAGATGATTATCTATAAAAGTATTGATGTGAGTGTTAATTGGATAATTGGTCATGCTGGTAATCCAAATGGTTTTAGTGACCGTCTTCAGTTTACCAACGGCGATGTAAGCTCTAATAGCGACGCTTTCAATTCGACAGAGCCAACCAACCAAGTTATGACCATTGGTTCTTTCTCGAACACAAACAACAAAGACCACATCGCGTATGTTTTTCATAGCGTAGATGGATTTAGTAAATTTTCCCACTATGTTGGTAATGGTGCGACAGACGGCACGTTTGTATTCACGGGATTTAGACCCGCTTTTGTTATGATTAAAAGCAACGATAGTTCAACGGATTGGAGTATTTTTGATAACGCTAGAAGTCCAGACAACATAGCAAATGAAGTTTTGGAAGCAAATGAATCTCTTGAGCAATCTACCAATTCAAGTGGACCAAATTTATTATCGAACGGATTCAAGGTAAAGGGCAACGTAGGTAACTGGAACCACGATGGCGAAAGATATATTTATATGGCGTTTGCAGATCAACCTCTAAAGTACTCTAACGCAAGATAGGAGAGTTTTATGTGGAAGTTAGGTAACAAAATAATACGAGAGGGACGGTCGTGGGTCGGGTCTGATGGCACTCAATACTCTTCTTTGTGGGCGAGAATGACGGACACAGAAAAGAAAGCCGCGGGTTTAACTTATGTATCTGACCCAAAGACTTGGGACAATAGGTTTTATCACGGGTGGGACTCAGAAGAAAAGAATCTAATCGAAAGAAAGATAGACGACGAAGATGCTACAGATGAAAGCGGTAATAAGCTAAAAGATGAAGATGGCAACCAAGTTGTCATTCTTGGACTTAAATCAGTTGCTATCGCCAGAACGAAACAAATAGCGGGAGGTTTGTTACAGAAAACTGATTGGTATGTTACGCGAAAAGCAGAGGCAGGAACCGCCATACCAACTACAGTCTCGACTTACAGAACGGCTGTCCGCACTAAAAGCAAAACTATCGAAGATGCCATAACCGCTTGCGACACTCATGCAAAGTTTGTGGCTCTGTATGATGTGCCTGTTGACGGCAGTGGGAATTCAACAGGTAATGCGCCGATCAATGATTGGCCTGATGAAATCTGATGCCTTTAACTAAGCTACAGTTTAATCCCGGAATTGTAAAAGAGACGACTTCTTATTCTAATGAGGGTGGATGGTTTGATTGTGACAAGGTTCGGTTTAGACAAGGGTATCCGGAAAAAATAGGCGGCTGGACAAAAGTTTCTAGTTCTCAGTTTGAAGGAACGGCTCGTGCTTTACACCCGTGGGTCGCTTTGGATGGTTCAAGTTTTTTAGGTGTGGGGACGAACCTTAAATACTATATTGAAGAGGGCGGAGGCTTCGCTGACATTAATCCTGTCCGAGCTATTTTTTGTTCGGTTGATTTAAGCAGTAACGGTGTCTCTGCAACAGGTGCAGTAGGAAATGTTAACTCCATAGAAGAAACTCTAGACACGGGCGTTAGAGCGACAGGTCAGGTCGGCTCTGTCGAAGTTTTGGAATCAGACTTACTTGCCTTTGGAGTCGTAGGCTCTGTTACCGTTAGTGTTGTTAACGGTGGTAATGTAAACGTTAATGTTTAGGAGTAAAAATGCCTATAAACTGTTTTGCAACGACCTCCGGCTCTACCACCGTTACGGTTAACATTGCTAATCACGGTGCGATAAATACTGCTTACGTTAGCTTTTCTGGAGCAACAGCGGTTGGTGGTGTTCCTGCGTCTGACCTTAACAAAGAGCATGAAGTTTCAAACGTAACCTCCAGTAGTTTTACTATTACAGTAAGCACTACAGCTAGTTCCACTGTTTCCGCGGGTGGGGGCTCTGCAATCATTGCAGAGTTTCAAGTCAATCCCGGCTTAGACACGGTTGTTCCGGGAAATGGATGGGGAGCCGGAACGTGGGGTCGTGGGACATGGGGCTCTGCCAGCACCTCACTTGCAACCAGCGACGTTTTAAGGCTTTGGTCTCATGATAATTTTGGTGAAGACTTAATTATTAACATTCGTAACGGTGGTATTTTTTATTGGGATAGGACTGACGGAGTTTCTTCTCGGGCAATTCCACTTCATTCTTTAGCCGGCGCAGATTCAGCGACGCCTCAAGTTGCAAAAAAGGTGCTTGTCTCAGACAGAGATCGGCATGTCATCGCTTTTGGGTGTGATGCTATTGGTAGTATCGGAACAGTAGATCCTTTGTTAATACGTTTTTCAGATCAAGAAACTCCTACAACGTGGTTACCAACTGCCACAAACACTGCCGGGGATCTGCGAATATCCTCGGGTTCTGAAATCGTTACGGCGGTAGAAACAAAACAACAGATGTTAGTTTTTACCGATGTTTCTTTACACGCAATGCAGTTCTTAGGGCCACCCTTTACTTTTGGGCTAGGTATTCTTTCTGAAAATACAACAATTATAGCTCCAAACGCCGCTATCGCTGTAGACGATATTGTATTTTGGATGGGAGAACAGGACTTCTACATCTACACGGGAGCCGTGCAAAAATTACCTTGCACCGTTTTAGATTACGTGTTCAGTGATTTTAACTTGTTGCAAAAAGAAAAAGTTTTTACAGCTATAAACAGTTCTTTTGGTGAAGTATGGTGGTTCTACCCGTCTAGCACCGCTACTGAAATAGACCGATATGTCATTTACAACTATGAACAAAAGATATGGTATATCGGAAACTTAGAAAGAACCGCATGGGTTGATAGAGGAATTAGATCTAATCCTATCGCGGCGTCTTCAACAGGGCATTTGTTCTTTCATGAAGATGGTTTTGATGATGGGTCCACGACACCTCAAACAGGCATCACTGCCTTTATTGAATCAAGTCAACAAGACATTCAGGATGGAAACGATTTTGTATTTTTGCGGCGTTTGATACCGGATATTACTTTCCGTAATTCAAGCACGGACGCGCCTTCTGCGGTCTTTACTCTAAAAGCGCGTAACTTTCCGGGAGCGACTTACTCAAATACAGACGATTCAACTGTGACTCAATCGGCGTCAGTTCCCATAGAGCTATTTACCAATCAAGCCCATGTCCGTCTACGGGGTCGGTCGTTTGCTTTGCGTGTAGAGTCTACGGCTACAGGTACGGGGTGGCGGTTAGGTTCTCCGCGTGTAGATATTCGACCGGACGGTAGTCGATGAGCAGAGGTTTAATACGCCCGTTCTTTCCGCAAGCTCCGGTCAGCTACAACCAAGAGTATCAGGATCAGATTGTTCGAGCCTTTTCCATCTTTCTTGAGCAAGTACAAAACCCCGGCGAAACGCGGCACACGAACCTTACACTTACTACTTTACAAGAAGGTAACGACGTAGGACTTGAAGTGGGAGCAGTTTTTGAGGTAGACGGTATACTAAAGATAAGTCAGGCAAACCGACCACATGTAGCAGGTGTCGGAGCAACAACTAATTTAGGTCAAGTAGAGGTGAGTATAGAATGACTGCAAAAGCTGAAGACACTGTTCATTGTGCGTCATGTCCGAACGAGGTAAACACTCCTGAAGAGATAGCAAGCTATCCTGAAGGTAAATGTCCAGAATGCGGTAATTCTTGGACCGGATCTGAGAAACGCAGTACAATGATTGAAGTAACAGTACCTAGTGCAAGCGGAGCTACTCAATAATGGCACAAGCGCAACTGATAGAAGAAGAAGTACCAGCCGGCGGGATTGCCGATTTTATAATGACCGCCGAAGAAATCGCAGACCTTGAAAAAGAAGAAGCGAAAGAGGCGTTTGGGTCTGCGGGTATTGCTAACTTTGAAGATGTTGCGAAGCGCATGGCTTCTTATGGTCGTTATGGCGACGATAAAGTAGCGCACGTTGAGACAGGCGAGCTTCTCGTACCACGGGCCTTGATCGAAGGTAATCCAGAACTCAAAGAGTCTATTTTTGGGCACCTTCGCGAGATGGGCATTGAGAACCCCGAGCGGTACGTCGTTGGTTCTGGTGAGAACTCAATCAACCCGGACACCGGATTGCCTGAGTTTTTCTTCAAATCAATTCGACGGGCTGTTTCCAAGATTGGTAAAAGCGTAAGTAAAGCAGTTAGTAAGGTCGGCAAGGTACTTAAGAAGATTGCTCCGGCAGTGCTTACTGTTGTAGGAACTGCCGCTTTTGGTCCCATGTATGGTGCCGCTTTTGGTTCAGGGATTGGAACTCTCATACAAGGCGGCAACATAAAGGACGCTTTAAAATCTGCTCTGACTGCGGGAGCAATGGGCGCTGTTTCTGCGGGTCTTTCGTCTAAATTTAGTGGTGGTACTTTTATGGGCGGTATGAAAAATGCCGCTAAACTCGGCAATGTTTCGGCAGGTATCGAAAGCATTGGAAAAGCGGCAACTGGGGACTTTTCAGGGTTCTCTATGAAAAATATGTCGCAAGGTCCAACTGCCGAAGGTGGTACGGCTTATCAAACACCTGCGGCAGAAACTATACAGAATGTGGCATCTTCAGACGTTCCGGTCACGCCGGGACAAGAAATTGCGTCAGCGACAGACGTTACTTACTCTCCTACCGCTGTCGATCCCGGCGCAAACATGAAGTTAAACAGCGCGGGCGAGCTTGTTATGGCTCCTACTGGAGATTTAACAGGAGTCGAGCAATTTGCTAAAGGGGCCCCCGGTTATGTAGATACTTCGGCGGCTTACGCTTCGGGTGCAGGAGCAACCCCTGTAGTTGATCCCGGTGCAGGACTGACGTTGGATGCAGGAGGTAACCTAGTTCCTGTAGGCACCGCCGAGGCTAGTTCTGGTTTTGTAGATTCATTAAAAGAAACTGGGCAAAACGTACTAGACTTTTTTGATCCTCGTGTTCCAGACACTGTTCCCGGTCTTGAGGCAGAAGTAACTCGATTAAAAGGGCTAGGATATACTGACGATGTTGCTCTTAAAATAGCTCAAGAAAATGTTGCAAAAGCAACTCCGGGCTTTATAGAGCGTTACGGACCACTAGCCGTAGCAGGCACAGGTGCCGCCGCGTTGGGTGGTTTCTTTGAACCGACTCCCGTAGAAGAGCCAAACCTTGTCAATGAGCGCACAGGGGCAGACCTTTTGGCAGAGAATCCGGAGCAATATAGGCTGTCTCCAGAAGCAAGAACACCCTCTCTTGCACAAGGCCCGTTTACGGTAGGCACCAACTACGGTCCTTTCTCTCCCCCTTCTTTACCTCCACAAATGCGTAATCCATTTGTGCGACCAGAAATGTACGCGGAGGACGGTGGACAAGTTTTCCCACGTCGAACTGGCGGAATCATGCCTAACGAAGGTGTACCCGACGAGGACAGCGTCCGCGCTCTGTTGATGCCCGGTGAGTTTGTAATGACAAAGAAAGCGGTCAAGGGACTCGGTAATGGCAATATGACGCGGGGTATCAACAATATGTATTCAATGATGCGTAATCTCGAAAACAAAGGACAAATGATGTCATGAGTGTAACCGAGCAGATAGTCCGCGAAGCTCCCGAAATTGAAGCCTATAAGCTAGGACTTCTTGAAGATGCTAAGGCTCTTGCTGATGTACCAATTAACCTACCTGTACAACAGGTGGCAGGACAGTCTGCTTTGCAACAACAAGCTGGGCAACTTGCGGCACAGGGTATTGGAGGGTTTACGCCGTTTTTGGAACAAGCTGGTTACACGATGGGCGATGCACTGCGAGCCATACAACCCGGTGCTGTCACAGAATACATGAATCCCTATCAAGACGCGGTGCAGTCCGAGATCAACAGGGCTTTTGACATTCAGCAGAATCAGGCGGCAGGTCAATCGGTAGGAGCGGGAGCTTTTGGCGGTTCCAGAGCCCAAGTAGCACAAAGCGAGATTGATCGTAATCGGGCCGCGGCCCTTGCTCAATCGCAAGCGCAGAACTTCCTACAGGCACAGCGAGCGGCACAAACAGCCGCAGAACAGCTTGGAACTCTAGGTCTGCGTCAGGCAAGTCTTGGACAGTTGGGCCAACAGCTTGGCCAGCAAGAAGCGCAGTTTGCCTTCGACATGGGTCAACGTCAGCAGGCACAACAGCAAGCAGAGCTTGAGGCGCAACGTCAGAGCGACCTCGCTCAACTGTACGAACCATATCAGCGGTACGCGTTTTTATCTGACATTTATAAAGGCGCACCATCAACACAGCAAACTATTGCTTCTTCTACAGCACCCAGTGTCTCTCCGGCACAGCAGTATCTTGGTCTGGGTATTGCGGGTCTGTCAGCGGCGGCAGGCGCAAACAGGGCAGGGTTATTCGGATGATGAACAGAGGTGTAATGCAACGACAGATGTTTGCTAAAGGCGGAGCCGCAGGTTTTCCAGACATGAACAAAGATGGCGAAATTACTCAAGCGGACATTTTGATGGGTCGCGGGGTTGATCTTAAAAAAATGCAAATGGGCGGTGAGCCGACAATGGCCCCACCTGCCGGAATCGCGGCCCTAGAACAGGCTCCCGCGGACCCCGGTCCTGCTATGGGTATGGAAGACATGGGTGTTGGCGAGGTAGACCAAGAAACTGTTGAGCAAATGCTATCTGAAGTCGCCCCTGAAATCGGTGATCCAGAACAAGCCGAAGACTTTGAGACAATGATGAACTCCGTTCGCGGTGACGACGCAACTGTTGAGCAACGCCGCGCCGAACTTGCCACTCTTGTTGGAGAAGAAGACGCCGCACAAACTCCTGAATCTGTACTGGCACTGGTACAGCCTGTTGTACAGATGTCGATGGTCGATCAGGGTATTGGCGGACTTGCAGAGCAAGAGATGCAACAGCCGGTACAGGGTGATATGGCCGGCGGTATCATGTCGATGATGGGAGGCTAATGTGGCGGAACTTCCGGCATTGTTAAGGTTTAAACCCGAAGCGTTTCAAAGTAGGCGGGGCGTAGGTTCTTTGATGCCACAGATTCCTACTGTTCCTACACTTCAGCAGGAATTTAAAGACCGTCGTGAAACTTACCGCGGCATTTTGGGCGATCCAGAAGCACAGAAAAAACAGACGCAAGCGCAGATGCTGTTTGATATTGCCAATACCGCACTAGCCTTTAGTACAGCCGGCTCTCGTCCGGGCATGTCTCCTGCCGAGCGTTTGGCAGAGGCGGCGCTAGAAACCAAGCTGTTCCCGACAATCGCGGCACGGACCGCGGCTCAGAATGAGCAACAACAAAAATTTGATCTGGCGGCGTTGCAGTCGGCGGAAAGCTCGCTGTCGGCGAAGCAAAAAGCGGCGGCTGATTATCGAGAAGCTTTGTTAAAGCAAGGCAAAGAATATGAGCCGATGATTTACGAAGTAGATGGGCAAACTTATGGTCCTTTCAACGTTAAGAGCCAGCTTGGAAGAAGACAGCTACAAAATATTCAGGCTCAATTTCCCGGAGGACAGCCCTATAAAGTTGGAACACCCCCTGCCGATGATTCTCCGACCAAAGGCTACGTTACATTAGTTGATCCAGATGCAACAAGTCCTGCGGAAACCGCGGTTTATTTAGATTTGAATAATCCAAAGGATAAAGCTCGTCACGATCAATTAAAGTCAAAAGGCTACGTTCCGGGTGGGAAAGCTTCTTTGACAGCGGACAATACTATTGAACCAGCGTTTGGTAAGGATGACTCAAGCATTTTGTTCAATCTTTTAGGGGATCCGGCAAATGCAAAAGCTTATGCAGAAGGCACTTTAAATCCTACGTTAACTTCAGAAATTAACGGAAAAATCGGTGAGCTGATAGCTAGCAAAGTGGCGTTTGACGAAACGCTAGGTAAAAATGTAAAAGTTCCGGGTTTGCCGCTTACTTCAGAAATTAAACAATTAATTGATTTGCGAAAATCGCGAGGACTAACTGTTCCTGTAATGTCTGGCGCTGAACTAATTCAAAACACCAACCCGCAAGTTGCCGCGACGGCGGATTCAGTGGAAACTGAATTTGAAATTGGAACACCTCCGTTTAACGAAACATTAAAGAATCCAGATGGATCAATCAACTTAGATTCTCCAAATTGGAGACGTGTTCCAACAACCTTGTTTGATTCAAAAATTCGTTATCAACGAGCAACGGGTATTGGTGAAGCTTTTCGGCGCCTTTCTAATTACTTTAGCGAAAATTTACGAGAAGTTGCAGGATCCGCTCCGATTAGCGAAGAGGGGCGTGAAATTGTTCAAGCCGACAGAGACTTAATCAACCTTAGAAACACTTTGATGCTTGAAATGACGAACTTGTCTGATGATCGTGTTCTTAAATTTGTTCAAGAAATGATTGTAGAAGACGTAGAAAAGTTAACTCCGGGTCTGTTTACTTCGGACGAAAAAGCTTTAGGCACTCTGTCCACTTTAAGAAAAGCTTACGGTAAAGCTTGGGCCAACGGGGCTCGTGTTTTACCGGAGTATGGCGGAGACCCTAGCGGATATACCGAGTCTCAAATTACTAAAACTCGACTTAACATGAACAAGTTGACCTCTATTATGGGCGAGCTTACCGCTTTTGAAGATTCATACAGAACATACCTTGAGGGTCTTTCTGGCGGAGTAAAAGCAGTAGATAGAAATCAGGCTCGACAAATGGTTTTTAAGTATCTTAGTGGACAAGCACCGACCTTAGAGGGGCAGTAGTCATGGCTGAGACAGAGTTAGAAAAAGCTGGAATGGTTGTAGATGTAATACCTGATACACCAGTATCGGATGCACCAGTACCTGTCACAGATTCCATGCCGGCGCTCGTACCTGCGGCAACAGGGGGTCAAAGTTCTTTATACAGCTATACCTTTACTCCTCAAAATTTTGAAGCGGCCATACGCGATTTAGGCTTAAAAAACGTTGTCACTGGAATTGTAGATAGTGCCGCAGAGCAACGCCCCGGCTTGTTTAGTTATGAAACAATAAAAGACGGAACTGCTCCACTCTTAGATCAGCTTCCCGGATACAAAGATTTATCTTCAGAGCAACGCGCAACTATATTTTCAAACGACGAAGCTTTTTTACCTTTGTTTACAAACGTGGAAGACTTTGGGAAGTATACCGAAGAAGGTCGTGAAGGAGCTGGATACCAAGCAATTATAGAACGAGTAAAAAGAACTGCATTGCCCGCCGCGGGCGCTACTACAGGCTTTGTTGGAGGAATTCGTGCGGCGGCTCCTATTGCTAATCTTATTCCGCCAAGCACTCCTGCCGGTATTTTCGGAAGAGGCTTAGTCTACTTGACGGGTGGAGTATTAGGGTCTTTGACTTTACAAGAAGCGGGCAAAGCGGGAAGTGAGGCTGTTTTTGGGGAAGATTATGCTGTTATTCCATCTCTTCAAGCTTCAAACAATTTCGGCGAAACTTTAACTTACGGTATGTCGGCATTAGCAAGTCCCCTCATTTGGAGCAGAAAAGCTGTCGAAAAAGGTGGAACTGGTGCAGTTCAATTTTTAGATGGTTTTTCAAAGGTTGCCCGAGGGGAAAAGTTTAAAGGATTATCAGATAAAGCAATTGAATCTGCGGCAAAGGAGCTTGGATTAACAACAAAACAATTTCGTCGAGCTTTAGAACTTGAAAGAGCCGGCGGTGTTCAAACAATGTTTTCTAAAACAGGACCGGGACTAAACTTAGGCATAACTCGATTCAGCCCGACTGGGCAACTGATTGATCCAACAAAGGGACCTGCTTGGATGCGCGCTTATGGTGGCATCGAAAAAGGCGTTGGAACCAGTATGCAAGCGGCACGAAAAAACCCGATCCCTTTCATTGGGTTTGAAACAACTGCGGCAGGCGGTGCCGCTAGTTTAGCGTATGTATCTGAAAACCTTTTTCCGGGAGAAACCGGACCTCGATTATTAATGGAGGTTGCGGGTGCGGCCTTACCTCCTTTGATTGCTAGACCCCTTATGGAATCTGTACCAGCAGGGTTAAGAGCGGCAAAACGAGTCATTACAGAGTATTACACCGGGGAAAGAAAAGGAATTTTAGAAGGTCGCATGAAAAAAGATGCGGCACGAAGAATTTTTAATGCTTTGGATGAAAGAATTCCCAAAGAGGCTCCGGGGGTGTTCTATCTAAATGACGAAACTGGAGATTTTCAAGTCATTGCACAAGATGCTCCAGATCTTATAGAACAGGCAAACTCTTTAAAATCGCAAGGGTATGTCGAAGGAACTCCTCTGGACGTTTTAATTAAAGCGTTTGAGGCAGGAGCGATTGATCCACAAACCGGTGAAATAATACCCATAACCGCGGCATCTTTAGCGCAAGCTTCCGGGCTACCTTTGGCAAGGACGCTCGGAATAATTGAACAAGAGCTTGCACAAAGTCATCAAGAGCTTGCCTTGGCTAGTAAAGATGGCCGAGAAGTTTATATACAGGCTTCTAAAGCGGCAATAATGGCTTTGACAAAGGAAGGATCTCCAGAAGCTATGACAACAGCGGCTTTGATTCAACAAAAGTTGTTTGAAGAAAATATTTTCAATAACGTAGAAGCCGCAACTACACGATTGACTTCTGCCTTTGGACGAGTTTTTGGGGATCAAGATAAAGAGGCTCCTGATGTATCTCGAAGGCTTGAATATGGAGAACAGCTCTACAAAACTCTAATCAATCAGCTAAATATTAGTAAGAAAAGAGAAAAAGAACTATGGGGACAAATTCGTAACTATCCAGTAACGCGGTTTTTTGACAAAGATGGATCGGAACTAAATCGGCCAAACATGGTCGAAATATTTGATATTCCTCGTGATGATGGCGGATTGAAGTTTTCTAACAAAGGTGGCACGGGCGAAATTATGAAAGCCCTTGGCACTTACGCTGAAGATGTTCAAGAAATTCTTAATTTTTATATTGGACGAACTGTTACTAAGCAAGCTCCAGAAATTAAAGCCGCTGAAATTGCGGCGCGTAAAATTCGTGGAACGAATTATGGGGATCAGTTTTTAAAGTTTATTTCCGACAACCAAATTGATCTTAAAGGCGTACCGCAGACAGATGACCCTATTCGTCTTTTAAGAGAAGAAGCCGCAAAATACAGCGGCAAGCTTGCAACTCCTGCAACTAAACGTTACGCAGATGCTCTTAACAAACAGGCGGACATGCTTGTTGCAAGAATGGATTCGTCAAGAGGTTCAGCTCTTATGCCTCAAGGCGTAGATGGCGCTCCCTTAAACTATGACCGATTATTTGAGTTAAGAAGTCATGTTTTAGATCAAGCTTCTAAAGCGCGAGCAAGCGGAGATAGCTATTTAGCCGGTAACTTAGACTTACTTGGCGCGTCAATTACTCAGGATTTAACAGGTATGCCTTCTGATATTATGGCGGAAACAGGTACGGAAGCGGCGGTTAAAGCTTATAACACAGCTAGATCTTACACGAGAGCAAGAAATCGTGTGTGGAATGAAGGTATTCTTGGTGAAGTACAAACTTTTGACGGAAGAACCAGAGATCTGCGAATAGATCCGGAGTCTTTTGTTCACCGGTTATTTCAAGGTGGAGAAAACCCTGTTTTACAACGACTTAATGAAATGCAAGCCGCAAAGTTGTTTATGCAAAAAGAGTTTGAAGGCGAAAAAGTTGTTGTAGATGAAGCTGAAACCATTATGGACACAATGGAAAAGCTAATCCGTGATGTTCGTAAAAATATTGTCACTCGTAAAACAGACCCAGAAACCGGGAAAGTTTCTTTTGTAGTTAATCAAGGCAAGCTGGACAGCTACAAAGCTTTGCCGGAAACACAAGCAGTTTTCAGAATTTTTCCTAGTCTTGCGCTTGATTTAGCCGATCTTGAATCTGCTCAACGTTTAGTAAACACCACTTTAATTCGTGGAACAGATTCAGAAAAGTATTTACCAACGTTAGCTTTTAAGGCTGTGCTTGAAAATGCGGAAAGTCCTTCAAAGGCAATTGCTACAGCTCTATCTATTCGAGCATTAGATCCTCAAAGTGGGAACCGCGTATTAAAACCGACGGGCGGATTGAACGAATTATTAAGATTAGCAAAGTCCCAAGATACGTTTGAAAACCCGGTAACTGGTCAAACATTTACTCAAGAAGAAGCCCTTAGCGGATTGAAAACAGCGGTTTTTGACTACGCGGTTACGGCCAGTGGCGGAACAGGGTTTAGTTTCAGTCCAAAAAGAATGTCCGACATTTTGTTTACGAGAGTAAAAGGAACAAGCCCTAACGAAAATTTTATCTTAGTCGATTGGATGAAGAAAAATAATTTGATGACAGAAAATGAAATTAAGTTATTGGAACAAAACCTATCTCAAATGATCGATGTAGAAACCGCTTTTTTTGAAGGAAATCTTGAAAGAATTTTGTTTCAAAATCCGACTCCATCTAAATCGCTGATGGTTGCAATGTTCGGTGCAACCGGCGGACAAAAGATGCAGGAAACTTTGAACAAGTTGTTACAACGATTGGGCTTGGGGACTACCGGGGGAGGAATCGGAGGAGGAATGGTAGCGGCTCAAAAAGGTTCTACCATTGCTCAAGACTTAATTCTTCGCGGGCCAGAGTCTACAAAAATCGACTATATGGTTGAAATGATGAAAAATTCTCGTCTTATGGCGCTTATGTTAAAAACCATCAAAGACGAAAAAGACGCAGAAAATACATTTTCTGCAATAAATAAAGCTTTAGGGGGCGGAGCTACACAGGTAGGACGTCGATTGCCTTACGTTCAAAGAGCATTAGGAGAAGAACCTGTCCCTGCTCCCCCGGAAGAAACAGAAGAAGCTCCTGCCCCAGAACCACAAGCATCGGTCCAAGCACCACAACAGAATCTGATGGCACAGCGGTTCGCACAACCAACACCGACGGTCATCCAACCACGGCCCGCGGCTCCCGCACCGGCTCCTGTACAGCCACAAGGTGAAGCGAACCCGCAACAACGTGAGCAGTTAGCGGCTATGTTTCCTAATGATCCACTTTTACAAGCGGCTGGCGGCAGAGGCGGCATTGGAAGCCTGTTTTCGTGATCGATGATGTATTCGATTTGATGCAAATGTCTGATTGGCACTATGATTACAGTGAAACCGACATGGAACGTCTTGTATTTCCTGCCATTAACAACGGAAGATTGGTGCTTTGTTATCAAGATGATTTAGCCGTGGGGCTGTTCAGTTACACCTTTTTAACGCCTGAAGCAGAAGAAGGTTATCTTAACGGGGGCCGGAAAATTCAACCCGAGGATTGGGAAACAGACGAAACTGAAGGACAGCTTTATGTCATTGATTTTATTGCACCTTATAACAATGCGCGTGACATAGCAAAGAAGTGTCGGTCCTATCTGGATTGTCACACTACCTTGGCAAGTGAGGGTTTGTTTGTGAGAATGGCACGAGGTAAAAAATTAGGACGGGTTGCGAGACCTTCGGAAAAAGTGACGATACATTAAGGTTTAGATATGTCTGGAGATAAAAGCGGCTCTACAACAGACGATGCCTACTCAAACCAACAGGTAGGACAGGGCTCGAAAGTAAATAAGGCTGGCCAAAACACGCGCATCGACAGTGGAGGAAACAGGGTCAACTTTAATACAGGACCTGTTGAAGTTCAAAGAATTCCAAACTACACAAAGATCCTACCTAACGGTATTGTTGTCGAAGATTATTCTCGCCCGTTTCAAGGTCAGGTCAACTTATCCTCCCGAGGCACTCCAGAAGTTGTTGACCTTTCAACACAACGAGAGCCATTTACTCCTGCTTCAGTCACAACTCCAACAGTCTCCGGTGGTCTTTACGACGCTTTAGCAGTAGATGTTATGCCAGACGTTAATATTCCAGACGTTAATGATTTAAGCGCGAGAGAACGTTCTTTGATGAACGCGATTAATATGAATCAAGCAGTGACTCCGGAGCAAGCGCGGGATCAAGCTTTAGGCGTGGGACAATTTGGCGACGGCCGCATAGGAATTGGCGGAGGATTTTCTGTAGGTAAAGTGCCCGGTGGTTTTGGTATTCAATTCGACAAAACTTACGCGAAAGGGGGATCAGTAACTTCTGGCATCGGATCGCTCGGGTTGCCTCAAGCAATGTTTAAATCAACCAAGATTTAGTATCTTCGCCCAGTACCTCGCCCGCGATATCAATCTTGTCACGTAACGCGCTTAGTATTTTGTCGTCTACTGTATCAGGCGTGACAATGTCGATGTACGTAACGTTAGCCGTCTGACCAATCCGATGAGCCCGATCCTCTGACTGCAACCGTATCTCTAAGTCATACCCGTTGTTGTAATAGATCATGGTGTTCGCACCAGTCAGGGTGATACCGTAACCGCCTGTACGCGGCTGACCGACAAAGAACCGCAGATCACTGTCAGGGTCTTGAAAGGCATCAACAGTTTCCTGCCGATCATCCTGCGCGGTTTCACCAAAGTACATCCGCACACTTTCTTCGCCGTACTTCTTCGCTAGTTCAGCCTGTATTTGTTTGAGGTCATGCGTGAACGTAGCCCAGATAATTACCTTACCCGATGTTTCTTCGATCACATCCATCAGTTCAGTCATGCGGTTATTCTTCAGCGGATGCAGGGTGCCTTGGTCATCCGGTAAATGTCCACAGCAAATCTGTTGTAACCTCATGATTTGAGTTAAAACAGACGTTGTTGTGGATAACTCACCTGATTCCAACTTGGCAAGCGCAAGTTTTTGCATCTGCTTGTACGCTTTCAACTGTTCGTCTGTGAGCCGCACGTTGCGTCGCAGATAGATCTTATCCGGCAGATCCAAGCAATCAGTCTTCAATACGCGGTTACTAAACCGGTCCAGCTTCGCGTTAAGCTCATCTAAGCGCCTGTAGCCGGTGATCTCGTTAAAGGTCTTGTGACCCATCGTGCGTCTTGCTACGACCGCGTAGCGGTTCTGATATGCGTAATAAGAGTTTATGCCTAAAGCCTTGGAAGACAGGAACGCACATTGGCTGAATAAATCCATCGGTGACTTGGTGATTGGTGACCCCGTCAGGATGCGGCGATACTTACTCTTTTTCATCAGCGACATGATGTTCGCTGTCCGCTGTGCTTTGCGGTTCTTTATTGTCGTTGATTCGTCAACAATGACTATGTTGTTTGGGTTCTTGGTGCAGAACTCTTCGGCCAGACGTGTGCCACGCGGGGTAGAAAACGCCTCGACGTTAATAACCAGTATCTTGATTCCATCGAAGGGCTTGTAAACAAGTTCGGCAAGCTCCGCCTGATAGCTCTTGGCAGATGACGGCACCCAACGGATCACGTTTCTTTTTATACGGTCTGGTAGGTGTGTCTTGATTTCTTTCTGAACCCAGTTATCGTAGACGCCCTTGGGAGCAACAATAAGAGCCGAGTCGATATGCCCCTTCTCATACAACATACCCATCGTATCAATAGCAACCTTAGACTTGCCGGTTCCCATTTCCATGAACAACGCATAGAACTCCGCGTCCCACGATTCTGCTAGTGCTTTCAACTGATGCTCATACGGCTCAGTCTTGAATTCATAATTTTTGTACTTCATGCAACATTCCCCTTGACACTTGCTTATTCTAGGATAATATCTGTATCTGTCAAGGCCCAAACGGTGCCTTTAAACACGGAGAATGGCGAATGAGTACACTAAACGAAGCGGCAGAAATGCTGAAATTGATGGAGCAGGATTCTGGTTCATCTTCACTTGAACAGCTTGACCAAGAAAGCCTCGGTTCTGTGGCCGGCTTGGCGAAAGCTATCAAAACCAAGGAAGAGCTTATTGAGAGTCTGGAACAGACGCTCAAAGAAGAAAAGAAAGCTCTCATCAAAATGACTGATGAAGACCTACCGACCATGTTGATGGAACTGGGTATGCAGTCGTTAACACTCGATGACGGATCAGACGTTACTGTTAAGCAGACGTATGGTGCCTCGATCCGAGTAGACGACAGACCCGCCGCCCATGAATGGCTACGCGACAACGGCTATGACGACATCATTAAGAATCAAGTCTTATGTGTTTTCGGCCGTGGCGAAGACGACATGGCGTCTGCTTTCCAAGCTCTTGCGTCACAGCAAGGCTACGCGGCAGAGCAGAAAACAGAGATTCACCCGCAGACACTTCGTGCCTTTGTAAAAGAGCGAGTTGAGAACGGTGATGATTTTCCAATGGAACTATTCGGCGCGTGGGTAGGACAACGTGCAGTTATTAAGAGGAACAAGTAATGACAAAAGCAGTAGCAGAAAAGAAAGGCGGCGAAGTCGTCGAGTTTGATCCCTCAATTTTTGAGGCAGATGCAGGCGTTGGAGCGCAGATGGAGCAAGAGGACCTTGCGCTACCGTTCCTCAAGATTATATCAGCACTCGATCCAATACTGGATGACGACGATTTTACGGGGCGTAAAGGTGACATCATGAACACCGTTTCCGGACAAGTCTATTCCGGTAAAGAAGGTGTCACCGTTATACCGTGCGCGTATCAGCGTCGTTTCATTCAGTGGGCTCCTCGCGGGCAAGGCACTGGTGCTCCGCAGGCGATTTACACGCCACAGGAAAAACGTCCTGAGACTAAGCGTGATGAAAACGACAACAAGGAATATGTTGTCGGCGGCGACGGTGAATACATCGAAGAAACGCATCAGCATTTTGTAATCATTGTTAACGATGACGGTTCAGCAGAAACGGCGTTGATCGCAATGAAATCTACGCAGTTGAAGAAGTCCCGTAAGTGGAACTCAATGGTGGCGTCTCTCACAATGCAGGGTGCAAACGGGCCGTTCACACCGGCTCGATTCAGTCACACATATCACCTCAAAACGTTAAGTGAGGAAAACTCAAAAGGCTCTTGGCACGGGTGGGAAATGTCCCGCATAGGTCCAGTCAAGGATGCGGCGTTATACCAACAGGCCAAGCAATTTGCTGAAAGCATTATGGCCGGCGACGTCGTTGTAAAACACGGGGATGACGAGGAAGACAAGTCTAATAACCCTGCGTTTTAAGCCAGTCGGGGCACAGCAATGTGCCCCGTTTTTGAGGACCAACTATGTCAGTCGAAAAGTTTAGTGCCATCTTTGACGGCCTACAGCAGGCTTACGGCACGTTTAAAATAGAAAAACAGACACAGAACGGGAAGAACGCGGGTAAAGCGGCAGTCATACGGGAACCACGCACTACAGATCTTTGGGAAGGGCATCTGTCTGGTGAGGGAAAAGGCATTGGGATTATCCCGATTAACGAGGATAACCATGTCAAATGGGGCTGTATAGACATCGACCAGTACCCGCTAGATCACACCGATTTAATTACACGGATTCGGCAGGCTCGGATACCGTTGGTTGTCTGTCGTTCAAAATCTGGTGGCGCTCATTGTTTTTTGTTTGTCACCGAATGGATTACAGCGAGACAAATGCAGGAAACCCTGCAAAAGATATCGACCTCGCTTGGCTACGGTAATAGTGAAATTTTCCCGAAGCAAGTCAAGCTACATCTTGATCGTGGAGACATCGGTAACTTTCTAAATCTGCCGTATTACAACGCAGAGGACGGCTTACGCTACGCAATACAAGACGACGGCACCTCGGCAACGCTTGAAGAATTCTACTCGCTATATGACACGCACGTTCAGACGCCAGAGCAAATTGACACATTAACCAAAGAGTCAGAAGAGTCCAGTATTATCGTTAAAGATGGACCGCCGTGCTTACAGTATTTGTGTAAAGAAAAAATATCAGAAGGGGGTAGAAATAATGGGCTATTTAATTTGGGGGTCTACTTACGGAAAGCGCATCCCGACGAATGGGAAAGCAAAATTCTTGAGTACAATGCCCAGTATCTGGAACCACCCTTACCGCTCAATGAAGTCAACATTGTCGCCAAACAACTTGAAAAGAAAGACTACGCATACCGCTGTTCAGACACGCCGATCTGTGCCCATTGTAACAAGGACCTCTGCCAAACGCGCAAGTTCGGTATTGCGACGGCGGCGTCGGGTGCCGCGATTGCGAATCTCCGCAAATACAACTCGACACCGCCTGTCTGGTTTATGGACATTAACGGGGAGCCTTTGGAACTCGATACTGACGCGCTCTTATCGCAAGCAACTTTTCAAAAAGCGTGTATGGAACAGCTTAATTTCATGCCGCGGACTACCACGAAACAGAATTGGGAGAGCCGGATTAGCACTCTAATGGGTGAGATGCGAGACAACGAGAGCGCCATCATGGAGGTATCGCAGGATGCCTCCACGTCAGGACAGTTTTATGACTATCTGGAAGAGTTTTGCCGTCACCTACAACAAGCGCAGGACAAAGAAGAGATCTTGCTCCGCCGACCTTGGACAGATGAAGACGCAAACATCACGTACTTTCGGTTGCGAGACTTTGAAGCGCACCTACGCAAGAATAAATTTTTTGAATTTAAGTCACATAAGATCGCGCAACGTTTACGAGACATAAGCGGCGAAAGCACTGTACTCAAGATCAAAGGACGGGCTGTCCGAGTGTGGGCGATACCAAGCTTTGATTCGGCAGACGTTGAACTCAAACCTAAATTTAATCAAGAGGGTACACCATTTTGACAAAGATGCTGAAAGCAGATGGGCTTGATGATGCCATCATTGGCGTTGCACACCGTTGTGGAGAACCAACCGTTGTGGTGTATGACATACAGAAGTCGATAGAGGTTTTGCAGAAAAGCCTAGACTGTGACCTTTGGGAGGCTATCGAATATATGAATTTTAATGTAATGGGTGCTTATATAGGCTCATACACGCCGATCTTTCTTGAGAAAGTATCGGGTATCGAGGGACTAGAAGAGTGGGTAGAACACAATGAAGATTAAAAAGAGAGATTATCAGATCTGGGAAATGAGAACGAAGTATTACATGACCTTTGTTGCCATAGGGAAACGTATGGGCTTGTCTCGAGAGCGCGTGCGACAAATTGTTGAAAAAGTAGAAAATAACATAGAGGACTACGGGAATGTTCAGGATATTCGGGCCGCCGGGAACCGGAAAGACAACAACACTGCTAAACATGGTAGACAAGGCGTTTGAATCTGGCATACAGCCACAGGAAATAGCCTTTTTAGCGTTTACCAAGAAAGCGGCAACTGAAGCCAAGGAACGTGCGGCTGATCGCTTTGGGCTCGACCCCAAGGAGGATTTGATGTTCTTTCGGACGCTTCACTCGCTTGCGTTAGCCATGACCGACATACAGTCGGATCAGATCATGCAACGCGAGCATTACAAAGAATTGAGTCATGCTATTGGCGTAGAACTGTTTGGGCAAAACCAGATAGATGATGATTTTATTGAACTGGCTAAAACGACCGACCCATTGCTCGGGCTGATTAACTTAGCTCGACTACGAAAGGTTGACCTGCGTCAGCAATATAACGAGAGCGAACTGGAGACAGACTGGAACACCGTTCGTTATGTGGACGAGTCGTTGCGTAAATACAAGAAGATGTACAAGCTCCATGATTTCACAGATATGCTTGAGTTGTTTGTGCATCAGGCACCGACGTTCAAGCATAGGTTCAAGCTGACGTTTCTCGACGAGGCGCAGGACTTGTCACCGCTACAATGGGACATCGCGCATATTCTTGACGATATGTCCGATAAGATGTACTGCGCGGGGGATGACGACCAAGCTATCTACCGTTGGGCAGGGGCCGACGTCGATCACTTCATTAATCTGGACGGTGGCTCTGAGATATTAGAAACGTCCTTCCGAATACCGCAGGAGGTACATAACGTTGCTGAAAACATCAGCAAACGAATCTCGCGGCGGTTTCCTAAACGGTATAACCCCAAGGCAGATTGCGGCAAGGTGCTTCGTGTATCGACTATTGACGGCGTAGACATGGCGGAGGGCTCATGGCTCATACTGTCGCAGGCCGGCTATCAGTTGACGCCCGTAGCTAAAGACCTCAAGTCAAACGGCTACCTGTTCAACTATCGCGGGCATCGTTCTATTTCTGAAAAAGTAGCTGACGCCGTCAACGGTTGGGAAGCGTTACGCAAAGGCCGTGAGGTATCAGGCAAGACAGCGCGTAACATCTACAGTTTTATGAGCGCGAAGGATCGCATCACGCGTGGGTTTAAGAAACTGCCTGCGGTTCTGGACGAGGATTTGGTTGACCTCAGTACACTGATCGCGGATCACGGCTTGAATGCTGACAAAGAAATGATCTGGCACGTCGCAATGGACAAACTGCCGGAGCAAGATCGTGCGTACATCATTGCGTTACTGCGTCGCGGTGAGAAGTTCAATGGCGAGCCTCGCATTACGGTGTCCACGATCCACGGGTCAAAGGGTGGTGAGGCAGATAACGTTGTACTTTTTACAGATTTATCCCCGGCCGCAGAGAAGGCGGCACGAAGCAATCCAGACGATCTACATCGCGTGTTTTACGTGGGTGTCACACGGGCCAGAGAAAACCTTTTTATTGTTGAACCAGAAGACGTAGCAAGGAGTTACGAGCTATGAACCGCGAAGAGGTGTTAAGAGACGCAGAAGAAATGATTTCTGCGATACGCGACGAGGTTTATGGTGATCCGCTCACCAATCATCAGCGCATTGCAGGTATGTGGTCAGCAATTTTGGATGTTGATGTGCGGCCAGAGGAGGTGGTGCTGTGCATGATCGCAGTCAAAATGAGCCGCTTGTGCCGGGTACCTGACCATGAGGACTCTTGGATAGATATTGCAGGCTACGCGGCTTTGGGCGGCGAGATTGCAGATAATTTTTTCGACGCTGTCGATGATATGAAGGACATAGAATGAGCTTACAAATGGCGATGTTTACGCCAAAGACTGAGTGGGTGCCGCCGGCCGAGCTACCCGACCTGAGTTCTGCCAAGCAGATCGCTATCGACGTAGAAACACGCGACCCTGATCTTAAAATGATGGGTGCGGGTTGGGCGACGGGTAACGGTGAAGTCGTTGGCTACGCTGTCGCGACCGAGAACTGGTCTGGCTATATTCCTGTAGGGCATAAAGGCGGGGGTAACTTAGACAAAAGAATTGTAAGCAAGTGGCTACAGAAGGTTTTTGAACTGCCGTGCGACAAAATTATGCACAACGCGCAGTACGACGCCGGTTGGATCAAGCGCGAAGGATTCATACTCAACGGCCGGCTGATCGACACCATGCTGATCGGCAGTCTGTTAGACGAAAACAGGTTCAGCTATAGCCTCAATGCACTGGCCTTTGATTTATTGGGCAAAACTAAATCTGAAAAAGATCTGGTGGAGGCGGCACGTACCTTCGGGCTCGACCCGAAAGCAGAGATGTGGAAGATGCCGGCCATGTATGTTGGACCGTATGCCGAGGTAGACGCAAAGCTTACTTTGGAACTCTGGAATTACATGAGCGTGGAAGTTGGCAAGGAGGGGTTGTGGGATATCGTTAACTTGGAACTTGACCTACTGCCTTGTCTGATCGAAATGACCTACCGTGGTGTGCGGGTGGACATGGACAAAACTGAGCGTACCCGTGACGCGTTACTAAAACGCGAGAACAAGGTACATAAAGAAATAAAAAAACTAGCGGGGTTCAACGTTGAAATCTGGGCGGCACAATCACTATCCAAAGCGTTTGACGAAATCGGGATTGCGTATCCTAAAACGGAGAAAGGCTCGCCTTCGTTTACGAAGACGTTCCTTGCAGAACAACAACACCCCTTCGCAAAGCTGATCGTCGAAGCACGTAACCTGAACAAAACGTCAGGCACGTTTATTAATAACATTTTAAAATATTGCGGCAAGGACGGCCGCATTCACGGACACATCAATCAGAACCGATCCGATGCCGGCGGAACAGTCTCAGGCCGTCTGTCGATGGCCAACCCCAATCTGCAACAGATACCGGCTCGCGACCCAGAACTGGGGCCAATGATTCGCAGTCTGTTTTTGCCGGAAGAGGGTGAGCAGTGGGCGGCAATAGATTTCTCGCAACAGGAACCACGGATCTTGGTTCACTACGCACACGTCTACGGCAAAGCACGAGGGATCCCGCTACAGGGGGCTAAAGACTTCGTACAACGATATAACGACGAGCCCGATACTGACTTTCATACGATGGTGGCTGAGATGGCTAACATCGGCCGTAAGCAGGCCAAGACGATTAACCTCGGCATGATGTACGGCATGGGAGTCAATAAACTGTCCGACCAGCTAGATATTCCAGTGGATGAAGCTAAGAAACTGATTAACCAGTATCACGAGCGGGTGCCGTTTGTAAAAGGTTTGATGCAGGGCGTGATGAACAGGCTGAACGAGAAAGATGCGTCGGGCTCGATCCGATCTCTACTAGGACGCAAGTGTCGGTTCGATCTGTGGGAGCCAGACAGCTTCTCTATGAACAAGGCTTTGCCTTATCGTGAAGCCGTGAAGGAATATGGCGATACGACGCGGCTAAAACGAGCGTACACGTACAAGGCGCTGAACAGGTTGATCCAAGCGTCTGCGGCCGATATGACCAAGCAGGCGATGGTTAATTTATACAAGATGGGACGACTGCCGTTAATACAGGTTCACGACGAACTGGCGATGTCCGTAGAAGATAAAAATGACGCATTGCAAATTGCAAAAGTGATGGAATCTGCGGTACCGTTAGAGGTACCCAACAAGTGCGATGTCGAGATCGGCCCTAGTTGGGGAGAAGCAGAGTAAGCAACTGCTTTTTTTCATGACTACTATTCTCTCATCATGCCGCCCCGAGGGGCGGCTTTTTTATAAAGTAAATCCCAGGATTTTATTTTTTAGAAAGTTACAAACTTCTCATTCGGCCATAGCTGTTTCTTGGCGGCTTCATACTTACGAACCTGCCAAATCGCTTCGTCAGCAGTCAGGTACTTTCGAGTCAGTCTGCCTTCTTTAAATTCCCGCTCGGCCTTAAACGTGTAAGTCCCAGTCTGTCCGTCAAAGGTCAGGTAAGGACTTTTAACTTTTACTTCCGTAGTGATTTCCATTGTGTTCCT